ATGCCTATGGATTTTTTGAGGCGCATCGAGGATGCGATCTTCCCCTTGGAAATTTCGACCCCCACGGATCTTCGCAATGCGGCGGTTCTAGCTGCGGCCGAATTGATCGAAGCAGAGCTGACTCCGCCCGACGAGGAAGGCAACGAGCGGCCAGGCATGATCACAAAAATCACCCCCCTCGGCCGCGCAGCGCTACGTAAGATGCGCGAGGAAAAGCCTGCATCTTTCCCCTGAAGCCAAGGTCCTTTCGACTAAGGGATGGAGCGAAAGTCTACGGGGGGGCCGGACCTGTGGAGGTCTGCCGCGGCCGCTGAGTGGGCGACGATTGTTCACCCGGCCCTTTGCAGTGCTTCACGTCGAGAAGTGCGGGGCCATGCGACAACTGTGGGGCCGCAGGCGCATGCGGCAACCCTTGCTGCTCCGGCAGCTTGGCCCGCCCCAGCGGGCTTTTTTATGCCTGTGGCAGCCCAAACCCGAAGCCGAACGCTCCGCGTTTCGCCTTGGCCGCTGGAGCCTCCGGATCTTCTTCACGCGGCCCGACCGCGAGATCGTCCACAAGCCCTGCAGATGCAGCAGGCCGGCCGCCATGGCGGCGCTGTAGGCCTTCATGGGCGATGCCTGTTCGTCGACGGTGAACCACTGGCCGTCTCGGGTGAGTTCAGCCACGCGCCATCGGTAGCCCTTGGCAGACTGAATGACGGTGACGGCAAGATGGCGAAGGGGTTGCAGTACGCGATCTTCCGCCGCGCCTGCAGCGGGGCCCGTCAGACTTCGGCGCTTGATGCGGGCGCCCGCCCTGCCGCTCGTGTCCCGGCGTCCGCGACGCCGCCCCTTGAGTTTCAATGGTCCCATCTGAACTTCTTACTACCGCCAGGCCATAAGATTTCGTCCATGAGCGAAAACGCCCCGTCCGGCCAAGAGACAGGCATGACCTCAGATGGCATGCGGGAACGGTTCAAACGCTCCGCGACCTTGGCAGGTCGAACCCTCAACGCGGAACTGATACTTCGCCTCCAGGCAACGCTTGACGGGATCTACGGTCTTCCACTGCCCCCCGAGATCCTTAAGATGCTCCAGGCCGCAGCCGAGGCAACGGGCCGCTCCCTTGAAGACGAGGGCTACGTTCGCCTGCTAGACAGCCTAAACGGTTGGTCCGACGTGCAGACGCTGAGACGGGACCTTGACGAAGCGCGCGAGGCCATAGCGTGTTTGAACGCTCTGAACCGTGGGAACCCACCAAAGCCTTCTACGCGCACTCATGACTAGGCGTATGAGGGGCCTGGTGGACGGACGAGGCCTGTCACGGGAATAAGATCACAACTTGATAAAATTGATCTTGTCACGCTCGTCGCCAAAATCGATGTGACTTTCGCACTCCTCCCGCGGACATGACCATTTTCCAGGCTTGTAACTGCACCATCGACCATCTCAGTCGTGTCGAGCGTCGTGGATGGATGCGCCTCTTTCCGGATCGTGGGCTGTACCAATGCGCGAACTGCCAAAAGCTCCAACTACTGCCTGAGGCGGCAGTCAACAAGGCGAAGGCAGAGTATGCCGCACGCAAAGCCGCGCCGGGCCGACGCGCGCCCGCCCGGCCCACCTAGTCTCAATTTAGGGCGTCGCCTGCTCGCTCGCACGGGGCACCGGCAGTGCTCGCAGAGAGTAGGTGTCCGCCCTGCATGAGGCATAGGCTCCGCTCATCGTCTCGACCTCGGTCAGGGCGTCTGCAAGGCGTCGAGAACCAGCTTCCGAAAGTACCCCACTGGCCGCGCCGGTGTCTGCTGCACCAGCGTCGGGACCGGGGGCAGTTGCACCTGGGGCGCCTCCACCACCGCTCCCGGCATCGCTGGTGCAGTGCTGCACCCGGACAACCACAGGAGCGGCACGCTGGCGGCGATCGTCAGCAGCGATTTGTGTGACAGCAGTTGCATCGGTCTTCTCCTGCGCCTGGTGGCGCTTATCGAGTTCGGCTTGCTTGGCATCGCGCTCCTTCGTGCGCTGCTCGAGCAGCTGGGTGGCGGCGCGGTTCGTCGCGACCACCGCCGCGTTCTGGACCTGCAGCGCCAGGCCGGAGGTCTTGGCCAGCGCCCGGTAGTGCCAGGTCGACAGGCCCAGCACACCGGCCAGCGCCACGAGCGCGAGCAGCAGGTAATTGCGGATGTCGGGCATCGCAGCACCTACTGCGCGGCAACGCAGGCGCTGTGCCGCACCTGCTGGCGCAGCCAGACGCCCTTGCAGCCCTTCGGGCCCCAGTTCTTCGGGAGCGCGCAATCCCGGCCCGCCTGGAAGCGGTAGCGCAGGAGCGCTTCGCACGCGGCACCCGGCCGGCCGGCCAGCAGCTCGCGGCGCATGGTCGAGTTCGACCATTTGGGCATCCCGTACTGGCCCACGAAGTCCAGGTAGAGGTCGAACTCCTCCTGGGTCATCTGCACGCCGGGCAGCGAGGCGGCGAAGCGTCGTTCCTCGGCGCGATTCAGGTTGCGTGCCAGCTCTTCGGCGCGCCGGTGCGTGATCGGGGGATCTGCCAGCATCACGCGCCGGCCGTCCTCGTAGCGGGTCGAGCCGTGCCCGATCGTGGGCACATCGCCCTGAGTGGGGACGTAGGGCTTAAGCACTTCGACGCCATCCGGCCGCACCGCAACCGGCCCGGTGCCTTCGCTCGAGACCCACACCGCAAAGCCGGCCGCCGAGAGGGTGAGCGTGGCTACAGCGACGCGCAGGCCCTTCATCACCCTTCCTCCCCGAGCTCGCCGAGGTCGGTGTCCGAACGCATGCCGCGGCGCAGGCGCGCTACCCGCAGCTCGTGTTCGACGGCCTGGCGCCGGTTGGCCTCGCGCTTGTAGTACCACGCGAGCACCAGGCCGCCAACGGCGACCACGGCACCCACCAAGCCGAAGAACTCGTTTGAGAGGAACCACCCGACGCCGGTCATGCCCACGCCGGTGGCGGTCGCTTTGCCGCCCACTGCGGCCAGGGTGTCGATGGTTTCGTTTCGCATGCCCCCGATGATTTCGGCGCACGGCGGCGCGGTCGAACCCTAGAGGGGGAGCGAATCAACGATCCACGATCTCCACGAACACGGACCGGTCGTCGATCCGTGCGGGGACGTTGGTGGTGGTGATGCGACAGGTCACCCGCAACTTGTTGGCTCCGCTGGCAGGCTTGATGCCGCCTTTCAACCAGACGGTCGCAGTCGTGCCGTCGAAACCCTGATCGACGATGGTCAGCGAGGGGTCCACGATGAATTCGACCGAGGCGATGGCTTCGCCCGGATTCAGGGCGAGCCACTGGGTCCAGTCGAACGGATAGTCGAGCGTCGCGTCCGGGTCTTTTTGGATGACGCGGTCGCCATAGCGATCGATGACGTAGGTGGTGGGCTTCTGGGTGGCCATGACAATCTTTCAATCGAAGAAGGCGGCACGACGGCCTTCTGGAACCACGAAGGCCTCGCGTGCTTCGGGCTGCACGAGCATCTCGCGCGCTTCCGCGCCGATGGCAAATCGCCTGGTCTCGGGAATCACAACGACCGTGCGCTCATTGCGCTCGAAGAGGTAGCTGCGGCGGACAAGCGCGACCTGGGAGATGCCGTCCAGGATCTGGATGCCCACCAGCCGGCGGACAGTATCGGCAACGGTTCCGGCAGCGAACTGTGCGACGGCGGACAGGGTCTGCGCGGCCTGTGCACTAGCGATGGCGATGGCCGTGGCCGCGCTCGTTGCGGCGTCCAGGCTCTGTGCGCCCGCGGCGCGCGCAAGCGCTTGACCATCCGCGTTCTGCCCCACTCCGTCGAGCACCTGCGCTGCGCTCGCCTTGGCGATCGCTATCGCACTAGCGGCCTGGGCCGTGGCCTCGAGCGCCTGGGAAGCAGAGAAGGCCGCCGTGGCGCCAGAAACAACCGCGGCGGCTGCCTGCGTCACACCCGCGAGCATTTGGACCGCGCTTGCCTGAACCCGAACCGTCGTGCCTGCAGTTTGCGAGACGTTCGCCAGGGTCTGGACGCCTGATACAGCGACTATCTGAACTACTGCACCAACCTGGGAGACGGCCCCGAGGGTCTGGGCGGCCCCGAACGCACGAACTGAGGGCATGCCAGCCGTAGCATTCTGCGAGATGCCATCAAGGGTCTGACCCGCACTCGCACCGACGTAGACCGGACGCCACTCCGACGCGCCCGCGATGGGGAACGCGAAGTTGAGACCGGAGATCTTGGCCGTCATCCCGGAGACGCCGCCACCACCCGAACCGTACATCGGGTACAGCGGCGCACCGTTGAAATTTGTCAGGGTCCGCGTCAGCGCGGACTGAAGCGTGCCATTGACGTAGAACCTGAGCTGGTTGGCGGGGTAGTCCACGACCACGCCTACTACCTGCGGCGTTTGCCAAGTGAAGCCACCTGAAGCAACTTGAGCGCCATTGGTCCACACCGAGCCATCTGCGCGGTAGCCGGTCGCACGACTGCCGTCCGTGTTCGCGCCGGGTCCACCGGCCGTGATGGCTGCAAGGGTACCGACGCCGATGTAAGCGGAGGTGCTGGACTGGCGGTTGGCGACAACCTCGAACTGGTAGACGCCGTCGGCCTTACCAATGGCTGCACGGCCGCCGCCCGCGACACCGACCGTCAGGGTCTGGCGGTCTGAGGAAACAGTCGCAGGGCCACCCACGTCGGCGGGGTTCCACAGCAGGATGCGCGTGTCCACACGCGCGGCCTGCGATACGGCGCTCAGGGTCTGAGCTGCCGCGGCCGTGTTGGCCGATGGCCGACGGCCAACTGCCGCGAGTGGAGTGGCGCCGAACGGGCGAGAGCCAAGCATGAAGGCCTCTTAGAACCCTGCCGCGCGCAGCAGGCCGTACAAGTCGGTTGCCATCGCGTCCGACCCCGTCGCGTTCGGGTGCAAGTTGTCGTAAGCGTAGCCCTTGTCGGTCGCCCGCGCGAAGGAACGGCCAAACACCCGGCGGCTATCGTAGAAGAACCAGCCGTAGTCCGCGGCGAGATTCCTCAGCGAAGCCGCCAGCGCGTCGTAGTAGCTATCGTTCGTGGCGGCCGCGCTCGCAGGGAAGCCGAGGCACAGGCAGCCTCCCGACGTCAGGGAAATGGCCTTGACGAAGGCCTCCAACGCCGCGTAGTAGGTGTTGCCGGCGGTCTTGGAGTTCGCATCGTTGATGGTGCAGTAGACGATGGTGAAGTCCGGCGCCATCGCGGCCAGCGAGTTTCGATACGACCAAGGGTCTGACGTACCGTTGATGTCTGCCACCTTGGCACCGCTCCAGCCGCCGGCAAGCATCACCGGCGCGCTCGATCCGTCGAAGGTCTCGATTCCGGCCACGAAGACGTTGCCGGTCGCGCCCCCACCAACACCGATCACATGCGTCCCAGCGCTCACGGTGTAGTCCTTCGAGGTGAAGGCGTTCGAACCGGCCTCCGAGAAGGTATCCACCAGCGACCCGTCGACGTAGACCGTGGTCGCAGTATTGCCCACAGACGAGATCGGGTGCCAGATGCGGAACTTGCTGAACGCCGCGGCAGGCGAGAAGGTGAGACGCCCTGCAGGCGCCGCCGTGGACTTCATGAATCGGCCGCCGAACACGTTGGGCGCGGTGTCGCCGGCCCACCCCGAGCCCAACGTGATGCGCGAGTCGTAGCCCACCACAGTGCCACCGGCGCCAAGCACGTTCTGCTCGCCGAAGAAGCTCTCGACCTGAAACCCGGCCAGGGTCGCGAGTTTGCGCGCCATGCACGTCGAAGCCGCGCCGGTCAGGCCGTTGGTACCGGCCCCGGTGCCCTGCCCCGCGACGTTGCTGTCCCCGCAGAAGGCCAGGCGCGCCGGGCTGCTTGCGCCGCGCGCCTTGGCCACGGTCCACTTCGACATGTTGCCGGGAACGAAGGTTGGGTCCAACAGCTGCAGCCTGCCGGCGGTTGCGGTCAGCCCGATGCGTCGCGCTCCCGGTGCCCAGTTCACCGCAGCGCCGCCGTTACTGCTGGCCTCGATGCTGGTGCGCGCGAGCGTGTTGCCGGCGCCCCAGGTGTAGACCCCGACCTCCCAGCCGCCGTTCGGCACGCCGCTTCCGTCAACATCCTCGACGAAGCAACGCACGACGTCGCCGTTCGCGCACACCGCTGAGAACGCACGGAAGCCCGCGATCGCACCTGCGAGCGTGTACGCGCCCGCGCCCGTTGTCGTGCTGGTCTCGTAGACCCGATCGGCCGTGATCTCGGCCATGACTCAGGCATTGCCCTCGGTGATCGTCCAGCCCGTGATCTGCACGGTCTGGCTGGCTGCGATCGACGTGTTGTCGACGGTCAGGTCGCCACCACCGCCCGTCGCGCTGACGCTCCCTTGCATGTGGCATGTCGTGCCAGCGCTGTCCTTGAAGCGATAGTGGGCCGCCACACCGTTGCCGACGGCCGTCGCGCTGATGGGGGTGCCGCCGAGCGTCAGCACGCCAGCGGCCTGGCTCGCCCAGTCGGACGCCAGCGCGAACTCAGCGAGAAGCGTACCCGTGTCGGCTGCAGCACAGTTGGCCGGTTGCGCGCCGGTGCGGATCTGCACTTTCGGCGTCGTGCCGATGCTTGTCTCGATTTGGGCGCTGCGGGCATTCCGCAGCGCCACGCTCATCTGAATGGACATAAAGGGGGCTCCTAGGAGTCAGCCATGCTGCCCAGGTCAACCCTGCCCGTCGAACCCTAGAGGGGGCCTCCCCTGTTTGAGGTATAGAGAGAATACTTACGCCTTGTTATGTTCTCTACCCATACCAAGACGAGGAGCGAGAAGTGAGAAAACTATTTGCCGCTGTAATCACTTTCTGGGGTATTTCGTGGGGCGGCCTTGCTGGAGCGCAATATCTCCCTCCCCCGGTAAATATTCCGATCATGAATCTCCCCCAAGAAACTGAGGTGTGGTGCTGGGCTGCAGTCGCTCAACAGTTGGTCTTGAGAAAGGTCGGCCCAGGGGCGACTCCTCCGCAATGCGGACTGGTTGCGATAGCCAACGGCGCCCATCCTGCATACTGTTGTTCCGGATACAACCCAGCTTGCGTTAAGACTGGCAGCTTTCCACAAATTCAGGCGCTAATCGCCCACTTCGGAGGTTCCTTCGCCGCAATCGTGCCTCCGGCATCCCCTTCAGCGCTCTACAACACTCTGGCTGCCGGGCAACCCGTCTTGTTCCAAATTAAAACGGGCCCCGCCAGCTCACACGTAATCGTGGTGCGAGGAATGAGGTTCGACCAAGCTGCAGACGGAACCGTCATTCCCATCTTGTTGGTGAATGACCCAATGTCTAAGATTCCGACCGAAGTTCCGTTCCACTATCTCGCGCCGAAGTGGATGAGCGCAATGGTTGTACTAAGCTAAGACGCTTCCAATGCCTGCGGCAGCCGCATCTGCGCGCGCATGGCGCGCGGCGCCGTGTCTGCGATGCGCTGGTCTTTCGACTTCTGCATCTCGCGCACGCGCCGCATAATGTCCGGCACCCGGATGAGCATCGGCTGTTCGGGATTCTTCGCGTTCCAATCCGCGATCGCCGCGCGTGCAGCGCGCACCTTCGTATCGTCCTTCTCGAAAATGCCCGCGGCCCACTGCGCTCGGATCTCCTGGGCGCGCAGGTTGTAGAAGGCCTTCGCCTGCTGGTTGATGCTGTTCGCCTCCTGGATGGTGGCCACGCTCTGCGGCTGGAAGCCGATGGCCTTGAGCGCAGCCTCGAGGTGGTTGGTCTCGAGCACCTTGTAGCCCTTGGCGTCGCGATACATTCCGGTGGCGGCCATGTCCACGCCCTTCGCCGCGTTGCGCACGGCGGTGGGCGCCACCTCCAGCGCGCCGGCGCCGACGTTGCCCTTCGCGACATTCAGCGCGCCGGAGAAGATGCGGCTTGCGAAGTCGCCGGCCGGGCCCACGATCTCGAGCACGTCGCGGGTGTGGCTGGTCTTCTGCTGCAGCAGCCCGGTGCCCGGAATCAGGTTGCCCATGCCGAGGCGGCCGGACACGTCGAGCGGCGCGCCCGGCAGGCCGCTCACGCCCTTGTCGAGGAAGTCGGCGATGCCCTTCGGCAGCATCGCCTCGAGCACTTCCTGGCGTGCCTTCTTCGCCGAGAAGTTGTAGCCCAGCAGCTGCGCGAGCGCGTCAGCCACGTCCCCGGCATCCTCGGCGAACGGCAGGCCACCCGAGCCGCCCATCAGCATCAGCATGCCGAGCGCGAGCAGCGCGGCGCGCTTCCCTTCGGGCGCGCCCTGCGTGTACATGCGGTGCAGCAGCTCGAGGTAGGCGATGGAATAGGTCTTGAACGTCATTAGGACGCCGCCCACAGCACCGCGTCCCCACTGCATCTTCGAGGCCTTCGAATAGACGAACTGCGTCTCTCGCACTGCGCGGCCGGCGAACGCCGCCGGATCCGCATCGCCGCGATCGCGCGCCACGCGGTAGGCCGCGATGAACGTGATCCGCCGGTTCACCTGCTCGGCCGCGCCGAAGACCTTGCCCCACGCGAGCGAAAGCCGTGACAGCGCGTTCTGCCCAGCGGCGCGGGCGTCGCCCAGCCGAGTGCCGTCGCCGGCGCGCAGCGAGCCCGAGCCGCGGGCCTGCGCCATGAGCTGGTGCACCTCCTGCGGTGCGACGACACCCTCGTCCTCGGCGGTCTTCAGGGCCTTCGCCAGGTCCGGCTCGAACTCGAAGCCCTTGGTGGCCATGTTCTTCGCGGCCGTGCCCAGCGCCGCGGCCGCCTTGCGCGCGCCGCCGAACTGGCTGAGCCACGGAAACGTCACAGCGGCCGGCTGCGTCATGTTCACGAACGCCGACGCGATCGACCCGCCCAGGTACTGGGCGAACAGCAGGCCGCGCACGGCCTGGGCCTCCTCCTGCGGGTTCTTCACGTATTCGGCCAGGCGCACGGCCACATCTTTCAGCTCCCCCTGCTCCTTCGGGATCGCGTTCACGGCCTCGCCCAGGTCGCCCATGTTCAGGCCGGCGGCGGTCTGCCGCGCGTTGCTGTAGATGAAGCTGGCCAGCACGCGGCCCACGTCCTCGCTGAAGCCGGCGATGCCCTTGCGATGGATCAGGCGGCGCATCGCGCTGCGGTTGGTCTTCGTGAGCTTCAGATACTCCTGGAAGGCCTGGTCCTGCGCGCGATCGCCCGTCGAGTCGAGGCCCAGCGCATTGCCGAACAGCTCGAGCGTCTCGGGCGTGACGCCGGCGAACATCTTGAAGGCCTCTTCGGACAGCGTGCCCTGGCTGACTGCGGCCTCGCCGAACTCGCCGCGCATGCCCGCCGCCATCGTGTTGGCCTCGCGCGCCGTCTCGAACAGGCCGAAGTACTGCCGCTCGCCGTTGGCGTCGACGACGTCGACCGAGTAGCGGCCGAAGCGCGACAGCGGCGCGTAGCCGCGCGCCTGCAAGTCGCGCACCTTGTCGGCCCGATCCATGATCCCGTTCGCGGTGTTCATCAGCAGCGTGGCGCGGTCGGGCTGGTCGCTGGCCAGCTGCGCCAGGTGGTCGCGAATCAGCACGGCCGCCGCCTGCGCGTCCGGCGCGTCCATCACCATCGCGCGCAGGCCCTTCACATCGTCGCCAGCGAAGCGCAGCATGTCAGCGCGCGCCATGGTGTCCAGGGAGCGGTTCGTCGCCTCCCGGAACTCGCGGTACAGCGCCACCTGGTCGTCGGTCAGCTGGAACATGCTGCGCAGCTCGGCGTCGCTCCAGACCACGCCCGGCTGCAGCATGCGCGACTCGTAGCGCGAAGCCACCGCCTTCTCGTAGGACTCGAGGGGCATGCCCTGCCAGGCCTTGAGCATGCGCTCGTCCAGCATGCCGTTGCGCAGCAGGCGCTGCGCCTTCTGCTCGGATGTGAGGCCGGCCGCGGCATCGATCAGGGTCTGCACCTGCACGGGCGCGCCCTGTTCGTCTCGCGCCCACGTCAGCGTGCCCTCGAACACCGGCTTGGCCACCGCGGTGTTGTCGGCCGCAGAGATAGGCGACTTCTTGATGTCGCGCCACGTCTCCAGCTTCGGCAGCAGCTTGGGCGCCAGCTCGGCCGCGTCGGTGGCGTAGTGGCTCACGTCGTCGACGAAGCCTTGCGCCGCATCGAAGACGGGCTTGAATGCCGGCGAGCGCTCGGCCAGGTTGTACATGGTGCCGATGGTCTTGTGCCACCAGCTGAGCCGGCCCGGCGCAGAGAACGTCTTGTTCAGCTCGGCGGCCGCGGTGCGCGCGTACTCGCCGACCGTCGAGCGACTGAACATGATGTCGGGGTTCGAGTCGTCGAAGGTCCCGGCATTCCCGCTGGCGCTCTTGATCTGCCCAGGCTGGAAAACGATGAACTCGCGCCCGCCGTCCTTGTGGGTCACGATGATTCCGTCGTAGCCACGGCTGACGAGTTCCTGTCGGACATAGTCGTCGTCCATTTCTGCGCCAGGCTGCTCCATGACCTGGTTGACCACCTCGAGCGGCGCGGGGTTCTTGAGCGACAGATAGACGTCCAGCACGCGGCCGCCCTCTCCCTGCGCATAGCCTTCGGCGGCCGGCTTCTGATCCGTGAAGTAGAACCCGTTGCCCCAGTCGGCATTGCCATCCCCCTCCCCGAGGAACTCGTCGCTGAAGGCCGTGAACTGGGCAGTGGTGCCGTGGAACACCTCGAGCGGCGCGCCCTGAGCGTCCACCACCTTGCTGTCGCCGAACCACGCGCGGAAGGCGGGCGTCGAGGTCTGGTCGGTGCTCGTGGGCTCGCCCTGCGCCGGGTTGACGCTGTAGATGCGATCCAGGACACTACGGATTGCTCCGGCACCCGCTCTGGCTTGCACCCCAGCTTCCGCTGCATCTGCACCAGTCTTGAAGGCGGTCTGCCGGAGTTTTTCTTTTAGGACAACCTCGTGCACGTACATGCGCTTGGCATTCGAGTCCGCCTTCACCAGCACCACCTCCACCATCTCGCGATCGCCGATGCGCACCGGCGCGGCAACGTGATAGACCATGCCCACGTCGCGCGCGCCCTCCATCGCTTCCGCGTGGATGATCTTGCCGTTCTTCAGCACGACGGGCACCGCCGCGAAAGCCGTGGCCTTGTCGCGGCCGATGCCGTGGTAGAGGCTGCTCTTCACGGCCTGGCGATCGAGCGACACGAGGCCGATGCCGGGCACCTCCACCTGTGCATTGCCCGTGGTCGCATAGTGCTGTGTCACCTTGTCGCTGATGGGCACGCCATCCGGCGCGAACTCCTTCCCGGTCATCTGCGCCACCGGAGCGCCATCGAGGAAAGCGCGGCTCTCGGCGTCCGGGTCGGTGCCCTCGGCGCGGCTGAACGCGAACCCGGCGCGCGGCGCCGCGGCGCCAGCGCTGCGCTCCACGAACGCGCGCGCCGGCAGGATGAAATTCCGGATGATCTCGTCGTCGGTCAGGCGCAAGCCACGGAAGCCGGGCACGTTCTCGCGCAGCCAGGTGCGGATGGCGGCCACCGCGCGCCGCACGAAGTGCAGCTCGGGCGTGCTCTGCGCCATCTCGGCCAGCACCTCCTCTGCCGCTGCGCGCCGGTCCAGATTGTTCACGCCGCGCAGGCCGTATTCGCGCACTTTCGCGTCGACCTCGGCGCGGCGCATCGTCGCGATCTGGTTCAGCACGCCGTCTAGCTGCTTGCCGAAGGTGCCGCGCAGCCCATGGTGACCCAGCACCTCGTGGTAGAGCACCCGCGCTGCGTCCTCGGGCGTGCCCAGCCGGGACGCCATAAGGTAGGCCTTGCCGCGGTAGTAGAAGCCTTCCGGCGCGCCGCGGGCGCCGCCGCTGCGCTGGCGCAGATCCGCGCGGCGCGCGGCCTCTGGCACGGCAGCGTCGTTCATGTCGAAGGCCACCACGATGTCCGGCGCATTGCCCCAGGCGCTGCGGATCGCGTCGACCGTCTTCCGCACGGTGGCCACGGCCTGCGTGCGCGCCTGCGGCGAGTAGGTCCGGCGGGACAACGCGCGCATGGCGTCGGCCGCCGCGGGCGACATGCCGGCGAGCCCGTCGTCCGCGCGGCGGAACAGCGCGGTGTTGCCGTTCTCGCCGGCGCGTGTCTCGATCGTCGCGGCGAGCTGATCGAATGCCTCGTTGATCCGCGCCCGCTCGAGGCCGGCCGGGTACTGCACGCCGGACTCGACGCCGTGCACCAGGTAGTCGGAGCGAGCACCCATCGCCTTGATGCGATCGAACACCCAGGATTCGAAGGCGCGCGCGAACATTTCGGTCGGGCGCGTCCAGTAGCTCTCCTTCCCCTCCTTGATGCCGAGCGACGACTCGTAGTAGCTGCTCTCCTTGCGGCCCTGCCGCACCGCATCGGGCGGTAGACCCAGGGCCTCGTTCAAGCCCTCGCGCGCCGACTCGACGCCGCGGCTGTAGATCCGCTTCAAGTCTTCCTCGGTGGTGCCGGCCAGGCGCGCCTGCGCGCGCTCCAGCGTCAGTTCGGCTTCGCGCACCAGCGCCGCGCGATCGAGCTGCTCGCGGTAGATGGTGCTCATGACCCGATCGAACGCGCTGGCCAACTCGGGGCGCAGGTTCTCGAGCCGGCCACGGCGGCCAGATGGCTGCGGGGTGCCGTCGTACCTGCCCTGCTCGTACCAGCCGCTGGCACCGCGCGCCCGCCCCTGATAGGCGTCGCCCTGCTCAAGCTCGCCGAAGTAGTGGTCCAGCGCATGCGCCCACTCGTGCGCAAGGCTGCCGCCGCCGCGAATCTTGGTCATGTTGATGACCAGCCGGCCGGGCTCGTAGTGCGCTGCGAACCGGCCGCCACCGCGTGCGCCGAAGGCCAGGCCCATGGTGCCGTTCAGGCTCATTGCCGAAGGCGGTACGCCCATGACCTGTGCGAGGTCGCTCAGGCCGTCGTAGGCCATGTTGATGATGCGCTGGCGCTCGTCCTGCGCGCTCCAGTTGCCGAACTCGATGCCGCGGAAGCCGAAGTCGCGGATGAAGTCGTCCGGCGTGGCATCGCGGTCCAGGCGCTGCGGCAGGCCCGTGCGCTGCAGCACGTCGAGGTGCGGCCGCTCGGGCTCCTTGCCGCGGGTCGCGCTGGCCAGCTCGGACTCATAGAGGCGCCGCGCCGCCGCCTCGGCGTCCGCGCGCGTCGTCGCGTACGCCAGCGTGCGCCCGCCGATCTGCCGCCGGACCTCGAAGTAGGAGCCTGCGACTTGCTCGGCAGTCAGCGGCGTGCCCGCCTCCGCAGATTGCTCGAGCGTGAGCTCGCGCCCGCGAGGCGTGAGCGACTTGCCACTCGATTCCCGAACCCCGAAGCGCCTGGCCCACGGTTCGCCCTTCGCGGGGAACCCGTCGGCCACCATTTTGCGCACGCGCATCAGGTCCGAGTGGTCGAGCACGAACGGATCGCTGCGCCCCTTGTAGACAGAGAACAGCGTGGCGCGCGCCTCGCGCCGATGCGCGGCGAGGTCCTCGACCCCCTCGGCGTTGCGCCGCGCGCGATCGTTGCTCGTGGCGCCGAGCCCATCGGTCCACTGCAGGTGGTCGAACAACAGGCGCTCCTTCGCGCCGGCGAGGTTCTCAGGGGTGATCTCGCTGTAGACGGCGCGCACCGCCTGCATCATGCGCACATAGCGGCGGCGGCCGGCCGGGGTGTTGTCCTTCGGCTGGGCCGCGAGGCGGTCGTAGATCACTTTCGCCGATGCCGCGGTCACTGGGTTCATGCCGCCACCAACCAGCGCCGACCAGTCGGGCTTCCAGATGTTCGCCTTCGTGGCGAGTTCGGCACCTTCGGCCTCGCTCATCTCGTTCAGGTCGGACACGTTAAGGCCGCGTTCCTTCCAACGGTCCTTGCGCGCGCCGCCGATCTTCTCGCCAGCGTCCTGGATGCTCTCGGCAGGCGCAGCCGCTGGCGCGCGCGGCGGGCGCTTTTTTTCGGGCTCCTTCGCCGCAGCTGGTCGTCCCGACTGGAAGGCCAAGCCAGAAGGACTGTGCATCTCCCGGAGAACGCGCTGCGCTTTGTACTCGCTGGCATAGCCCGGCGGGGTCATGAGCAGCACCTGCACGCGATCGCCTTCAAGATCGCGATGGAACTCGTCGACCTCGTCACGGGTCGCATCGCGCACTGCAATTCCGCCAGAGCGTGGCACCACCACGCGCAGCGATCCGTCCGCAGCCATTTGGAAGTCCTGGCCGACCACCACGCGCAGCGTTGGGTACAGGACTCGGCCCCCGGCCTCGCTTGAGACCACGCCACCGCTGGCCTGCTGGATCGCCTTCCAGACCGCATCGGCGCTCTCGCCGAGCCGCGGCTTTCCCGGCCGACTGGGCGGCGATGGGAAAGTCCCCGGCGCGGGCGCAGTGGCGGATGCCGAAGCGTCGTCCATCGTCGAGCTGGGAAACTCCCGCGCGGCCTCCAGCAGTTGGTCGATCGGCGCATCCAGGCGGATCGTACGCACGTCCTCGCCCTTCTCCCGCGCGGCGAGCCACTGGTGGTGGCCATCGAGCACGTGGCCATCGCTGGACACCAGGATCGCGCGATCGCCACCGGTGAACTCGCTGGCCCGCTGCACGCGCTCGGGGCTGAACTCCGCCTGGGTCGGCTTGAGGCTGTCGGCCGGCACCGTCTCTTCGGCATGCGCGATGCCGCGAGCATTCATGAAGTTGACCATCGCACCGCGGTGCTCGGCGCGGATCTGCGGCATCTGCGCGCGCGGCACGCCCTTCGTTCCAGAGTCCGCCGCGAAGGTCGCCCATTCGCCATCCGCGAGGCGGCCCGATTGCTTGGCGGCCGGCAGCGGCTCACGCAATTCGGGGCGCGCAGTTGGGACGGTCGGCGCGGCCGGCGCCGTGCTGACGCCGGTCTTCTGCTTCACCACGAAGCGCCGGTTCTCCTGCACCACTTCGTGCGTGCTGTCCAGGCCGTTCTCGCTCACGAAGGCTTCCGCCTTGCCCTGCGACAGGAACCATGCCTTGCCGTCCTCGACACGCTGCAGCGCCTTCTCGCGCCGCGCCATCGACACTGCCCTGCCCTCGACGCTGGGAACTGGAGCTCCGGCCAGGGCCGCTGCTGGTGCTGCTGGCGCTGGCGCCTGCGCGCGCCGGCCGCGCGCCCGCGCAATGCCGTCCTGCACGCTGGTCGGTGCCTCCGAGGCCGGCGCGGTCGTGGCCGGCGTGACCGGTGCCGCTACTGCTTGCGCTGGCTCGGCTTGTCCTTGTTGGACTGGAGCTGCTGCAGCAGCCGGTCGCGCGCCTTCGGCGACATCTGCCGCAGGCGCAGCAGCGCCGCCAGCACGTTCTTCCGGGCCCGCGGCTCCGCGGGCAGCTTGAATGGCATCTGCAATCTCCTGATCGTTCGCGCCGAGGGCGCGGAGGAATTGTTCATCGGTGACGTTGCGGCCGCCGAAGTTGGGCACGTCGTCCGCGAGCGCAGCGGCGATGTGCCCCTCGGTCTCTCGGTCGAGCGCGCGGAAGTAGTCGTCGTAGAGCGCGCGATCGCGCTCGTCGAGGTCGGAGTAGTCGAGCACCGGCGGCGCCGCGCGGTTGGCGGCCGTGGCCTGCTCCTGTTCGGCCAGCGCCGCGGCGTTGGCCTGGCGTTGCGCGTCCTGCAGCAGCTGGCCGTGCGCGCCGGAATCCACCGCGATCGCCGCGCCGGTGGAGAGCGGCCCCGCGGCAGGGTCGATGCCCATGGCCTGCGACGGCAGCGGTGCTGCGCGCGCGACCGGTGCGCCAGCTGGTGTCTCGGTGGTCGGGGCCGACGGCTGCGGCGCCAAGCCCATGAGGCGCGCGCGCTCGGCGGCGCGCTGGTTTTCCGGCAGTCGCGCGAGGTAGGCATCGACCTCGGCTTGCCGGCCGACGGTTCCGTCGGGGAACGCGACCAGCGTGTCCGGCTGGTAGCCGAGCTGCAGCGGATCAGGAGCGGGTGCGGGCGCCGGCGTCGCAGCCGCTGGCTCGCCGCGCGCGCCGACGCCGTGCACCAGCGCCGCACTGCCGCCCATCGCGCCGCCGGCCAGCAGGCCCTGCGCCGCGGAGGCGCCAACGCCCTCGCCGACGGGCTTGTCGAGCGCGAGGTTCTGCAGCGCCTGCTCGGCCATCGACTGCGGCACCTCCTCGAGCACGCCTTCGGACAGCACGCCCTCGCCCACCTGGCGCGCCAGCGAGCGCTGCGACGCGGGACCAGCGCCCCGGATCGAGCCCTGCGCCAGCATGGTGTCTGCGTCGCCGATGCCGAGGCGCTGCGAAACGCGCCCGCCGAGCACGCCGAACGCTCCGGTGGTCAGCCCGGACGCCGCAGTCAGCGCGGCTTGTTTCGGCGTGAGGAGACCGTCGGCCGTCTCCTGGCGCACCTGCTCGGCCTGCGAGCCAGCACCCAGCACGCCTTCGCCGAGCGCGCCCGCGATGGCCGGCGCGACCTTCGCCCCTGCGGCCAGCACGCCGCGCGCCACGCCGGCGCCGCCGAGCATCTGCGGGATCGACTCGCCCACGCTGGTCGCGATCGTGCTCGGGTTCTCGAGCATCGCCCGGGCCGTGCCCACGAAGCCATCGGCCTCGGCCACCTTTTGGTTGGCGGCCTTCTGCGCATCGGAGTACTGATCGGCGAGGAAGGCCTGCGTGTCCTTGAAGCGCACGCCGGCGTCCTCGACGGCCTTGCCCGCGCGGCCACCGGTGACCAGGTCGGCTACACCGACCACGCTCTGCGGCAGGCCCACTGCGCCCTTCAGCGCGGTGATGCCCACGTCCTTCGCAACATCGAGCGCAGTGCGCTTCGGGCTCTCGGGCGGATCGAGTTCGCCTGTGAACGGTGTGAGGTTCCGAGAGGGTGTGTCGAGCTGCCCGTTGAAGGGCTTGAGGTCGGAGCTGGCCATGGCGCCAGTCTTCCGGGCGCGTGCTCAGGCGTCGAACCCTACAGGGGCGAGTCGCGCCATTCAGCCGCCAATGAAGCGACGCCCCTGCGCGTCCTCATAGACGGGCTTTCCGCCCGAGGTGCCGACCTGGCGCGTCATGCCCGGCGGCAATGCTGCCGCGCCCTGCCCCTGATCCAGACGTCGCACCTCTCCGGTCGCCGAATTAACGGCAGCCAGGACGCCCTCGGTCTTGTTCCCATTGGCATCGGTGCTGCCTTGCAGCGCCACCGGCTTCCACTCGCCTCCTGCGACTTTTCCTTGCATCGCGAGCAGCCCTTGCTGGGCACGTGCTCGCTCCGACACCGAGGTCTTCGGATCCAGCACGATGCGGCGAAGCGCGGCCTCGTCCTCCGCAGCTGCGACCTGCGTGTCGCGCAGCCGGTTGGCGCCGGCCACCTCCTCGCGCCGGATCGAGTTGGTGTCGGCCGCGCGCCGGTCCTCGGCGGCGATGCGCTCGGTCTGCAGCCGCGCGGCGGCCGCCTCGCGCTGGGCTGCGCTCTGGAACCCCAGGCCCGCGCGCTGCGTATCGGCGGCCTGGCGCCCGGCCTCGAGCTCTGCCTGCTGGCGGTTCTGCACGGGGATGGCGGCGGCCGCCACGGCACCCTGGTCCGACTGGAAGCCGCGCCGCGGGCTCCATGCGCCGCGCGCGGCTGCCGTGCGCAGGTCGGCCTGGTCGAACATGGCCTGCGCTGCCGCCGGCCCGGGGTTGTTGATCACCGTGAGCCCGCCGACCGGCACCGACGCATTGAACGCGCGCAGGTTCGCAGCTTGGGCGTTGGCATCCTCGAGGCTTCCGGCGGCGGGTCCGCTGCGCGCCGTCGGGCCGAATCCACCGGGTGCTGCGACTCCGCTGTCCGCAAGCGGCGCAGCTGGCTCCGGCACCGGCGCTGCAGCTGCCGGCGGTGCGACGGCAGCGGGCGTCGCCGGCGCCGAGGTAGGCGCCGGGGCTGTAGCGGGTGCGGGAGCCGGCGCGCTGATGCCGAAGACGGGGGGCACACCTTGGCGCGCCGCCTCGGCGCCGGCGGCACGGTCGCGTGCGTCCTGATCGAAGCGCGCAACCACGCGAGATTGCTGCTCGTCGGTCAGCGGGTAGCCACTGAACCGGAGCGAGGCGTCGTTCGCTGCGGCCACCGCGTCAGCAGCGGGCCGCGCCGGCGGCGGATTGATCGCTCCACGGCCGGCACCAGCTGCCGACGGCGCGCCGAAGCCCGCCAGCTGCTGCGCCTGCGGGCTAGGCGGCAGGGAGGGAGTCAGCATCGGCAGCGGTGCCGGGATGCTCGCGCCGAGATCCCTGCTGCCGGCGCTGGCGGCCGCCGGGCGCGGTGCGCCGAGCTGCGTGACGCTCGAGTCGCGCGCGGCTGCCGCGGCGTCGCCGAAGCTGTTCGCGCGCCGGCGCGCCTCTTCGTCCACCAGTCCGCCGTTGGCATACCCGCGCGGCCGGAAACCCAGCCCAGGGCCTTCGGCAGCCGGTGCTTCGGGCGCGGGCCGCCCCGAGAAGCCGCCCACGAACCGCACTGCGTGGGTCGCTACCGGCGCTGCGCCTGCTGCTGGTGCAGGCGCGGCACCATCGATCGTGCTGACCGTGCCGCCCGGCGTCGCGCCGTTGATGCTCACCGGGCCGGTCACGTTGCCGCCGCTGTAGGCGTTCCCTTTGCGCGTCACCATCCCGCCGTCGGCGAAGAACATCGCCTCCGACGCGCTGCCGGGCCCGAAGCCAAGGCCCTCGCCCACCTGCTCGTGCGTCGCGTTCTTCAGCGCGTCGAGCGCCTGCACGCCCACGGCGTGCACTTGCTCGGGCGGCAGCCGGTACTCGCCGTTGCTCAGCCGCACATCGACCCCCTCGCGCGCGCTGCGCGGGCTGAAGCCGCGCGCGCCCATGTCGCCGAGCTCCGCCTCTCCGATCTGCTTCGTCGAGTCGGCCGGCATGATGTAGCTGCCAGCCGGTACCGTGTCCTCGATGGAGTCCGAGGTCCCCGTGCCAGGGCCACGGATCAGGCCGCCATCGGCCTTGTGCTCGCGAACTCCTGTCGCGTGCTCGCGAGCCTTCCGAGCCGAGGGTAGTTGGAAGCCGTGCATGAGTTCACCTTTTTAAGTCGCTTTCATCGCATTTTTTCAATCTACCGCTGTCGCAGCAAACCCCAAAGGGGGTGATACGCTCCCGCCTCATATCTCCTATTACTGAGCACAACAATGAAGAAGGCAAAGCACCTTGAAATTGGACTCGGCCTCGTCGCTGCAATTGCTGCAGCGATACCAATAGCGCTCTGGATCGGAAAGTTCGGAAAGCCATCTTTTTCTGGCGAAGCCAAGGACTGGGCGGACTTTGGAACCTATATCGGAGGGGTGCTTTCCCCATTGCTTGCATTTGCAGGCTATCTCGGATTACTCCTAACGATTCGCCACCAGCGCGAGGCCGCATGGAAGCAACAGGAGGATAAAGATAGCAAGGACTATTTTGATCACGCTGTACGTTGCCTCGAACGAGCGTTCGACACGATCTCCGCAAGAGACACCAGCAAAGCGCCAGTCCGTGAACGACTAGCATGGTTGACATGCGCGCGACTACTTCTTTCAGCCCAAGCCGCTGCTGAGCTTATTTCCCAAGATTCCACGGGTCTACGCACCTTGTACGATGGAGAGTCCGAGCACTGGCGTCGAAAGTTCTACGAGCTTTTTCAACCCACGTCACAAGACTCGTTTGGAAACGATTCTGTTTACTTCCTGACCGACGATAGCAAGCCACCGATGACGATCGAAGAACGATCGACTCGCGTCATCTACGATTTCATTGCTTGGCCTCCAGGTAAGAGCGATCCGATCGACAAGATCGCACGGTACAGCGATGAGGAAATCGATCGAATGCTCGAGCGCGCAGGAAAAATTGGACTGGCACGTGCGCTCAAATCCCGGCGCAAAGTTATCGAAGGTCGTGGCGATCGATTCTTGTGACCCAACCATTCGATCCCGACGTCTTTGGAATCACTTGGTCGTTCGTTCGTACGTGCGAAATGGTGAGGGTTACAACGAAGAGCTGTCGCTCCCACTGATGCTCGCGCTGGTGTTGATCGCGTTGAGCCCTGCGGCCGCCTGCGTGCCGAACATCTGCGCCGACGCCATCGTGGCGCGCACCTTCGCGTCGACCGAGCCCATGGCCGCGCGGATGTTCGCCTCCTCACCGCGCATCTTCAGGTCCGCATCGGCGATCGCCAGCCGCACGCGCGGCTCGAGCGCCGCGGTCTCGGCGCTGTACATCTGGACCAGCGCGCGCGCGAGGTCCGTGCGCAGGCCCGAGAGCCCGGTGGCCAGCTTCATTGCCGTCTCGGGTCCGAGGATCAGCGTGCGGATGTAATTGCCCGCGGCGTCGAGCGCAACCTGGCGCTGGCTCAGCAGGGCGTTCACCGCGAAGCGGATGTTCTCCAGCTCCTGGTCCCACGACTTCACCATGATGTCGCGGCTCGCGGTGGCCAACTGCTTCATGCCGTCCAGCCGGATCTGGTTCACCTGGCTGGTCAGGGCGCCCGGCGGCAGCGGAAAGCCGCGGTCGGCCCAAGAAGCCATGGCCTCGTCCTCCGCGCGCGCCACCTCCGCACCGACGCGCGCGCGGTCGCGCTCGAACAGCTGCTGCTCGACGGCCGGGTTGATGCCGGTACCGCCCCCGCGCACCGCGCGATCGCACCAGGTGATGGCGTCCTCGTAGAACTCGGGGTGCGGGAAGTGCTCGGCGATGAAGTCGGCCATGCCCTGCTGGATCATGGCCAGGATCTGGTCGCGCGAAGCGTCGTAGAGCGCCTGGGCGTTGGCCGGGTCCTCGTCGGGCAGCTGCGGCTTCACCGGCGGAACGTAGCTGGTGTCCAGGCCCGGCACCGTCACGTGCGGCGCGGGGTCGGCCAGCGCCACCGCCGCGCCGATGCGCGCATCGCCGGCCGACGACATCGTCTGCGCGTTCTTCCACATCGCGTTGAAGGTGCGCGCGACCGTGACGGCCGCGCCGACTCCGCCGCTGACGGGATCAGGGATGGGGACGATCTCGCCCGGTCCAGGTGGTGTGACTGCCATGTTCAAATCTTCCGCTTGAGGTCTGCGACCCGGAACAGCACCGAGTCGATTTCGAAGTCGGCGCCGTCCTTGTTGAACAGCTCGACCGTGTGGTAGCTGGCGCTCAGGCCGCGCCCGACCTCCACGCGCCGCTGCTTGAGGTCCGGGCCGAAGCCGCGGGCCTTGTAGATGAACGCGCGCCCCTCGGCGATCACCTTCACGTACAGCTCGGCCTCGCCGGCCATGCCGACGTAGGCCTCGCTGATCGTCTTCAGCGCCTTGGTCCCGAAGTCCAGCTTCCCGAGGCTGATCGAGGCCTCGATCGGCTCACCGGCATCGTCGTCGCCGGCCAACTCGAACAACCCGAAGTCGCTGGCGCCGTAGAAGCGATCGCCGATGCGCGCGAAGCTGTTGTAGTCGTAGTTCGAGTAGGTGGTGCTGGCGTTCGAGTCGAGGTTCACCACCCACACCTGGGTATCGCCGCCGGCGCCCGGGTCTCCCGGCCCGCCGGGTCCGCCGGGCCCACCGCGCGTGCCCAGCTCCGAGCCGGCTCGCGCCGCGGCCTTCATCGCGGCCTCGACCACGGCGCTCAGCGCCAGCGCCGAGCCGACGCCCAGCTGCTCGACCATCTCGGCCGACAGCAGGATCTCGGGTAGCAGCTCCGCCGCCACCACCACGCCGCCCTGCATGGTGACGACCAATAGGTTCAGCGCCTGCAGCGCGGTGGCCACGCCGGTAAGGCTCGACATGGAAGCCTGGAAGTTGTCCTCGTAGGCCAGCAGCATGCCGCCCAGCGGCTCGAGAACGCCGCGCAGCTCGCCGTAGGCGTGATCGGCTGCGAGCATCTCCATGCGCGGCAGCTCGGCGTCGAGCGTGGCGGTCTCGCCCACCAGCACGCTCCCGCCGAATGCGAGCGGCGGCAGCGAGAAGTTGCCGACGGCATAGGAGGGAGTGATCAGGCCGGCCTCGCCGGCGAAGATCAGCGCCGGCAGGTCCGCGCGCAGCTCCGCATAGGCGCCGGTGGCCGCGAACATCGTCAGCGGCTCCAGCTCGGCGTCCAGCGTCGCGGTGCCCGGCGTCAGGTCCGGCGGGCTGACCTGCACCAGCTGCGGATCGAACACCTTGTCGTCGCCCGAGTAGAGCGAGGCCTCGAGCCAGCCCGCGGCCGTCGGCACGCCCGTGCTGACCACCAGCACCTCCTCGCCGTCCTTGAAGACGGTGACGACCGGCTCGTCGTCGCTTCCCGAACGCTCGATGCGAAACACCGTCGCATCCGAGTAGTTGCCCACGCCCATCCCCATCACGCCGTTGCGGATGGTCCAGGCCACGCCCTGGGCGCAGTAGAAGCCGAAGTCGATGGTGTTGCCGTTGTAGCCGGCGTCGACGCCGTCGTAGAAGTTGATCCCGCAGATGACGCCGACCACCGACTGGCCGACCTTGAACTCGACGAAGCCGTCGCCCTTGAACTCTGCGATGGACCGCGCGCCCGCGTTCCACCCCAGGTTGTAGCCGGTCTCGAAGGTGGAGCCCGCGGCGTAGGAGAAGCCGGGCACGTAGGGCTGGGCCGGGACCGCGGGATAGTTGATGGCCACCAGCTCGTTCGTGCACGCCCAGACCCCCACCTCAGCGCCGGCACCGCCGCCGATGACGTTGTCGGGCACGAACGTCCCTGTCACCTGGCCCGTCGACGGGTCGTAGGTGTAGAAGTAGCGGCCAGGCCCGCTGTACCGGAACATGCACACGCGCCTGGTCTCGAAGACCGTGCGCGCGGGCTGCGGCGGCCGGTATGGCTTCGCCGGGACATGCTCGTAGCTGACGTTCTCGACGATGACCGTGTTCTTGGTGAGCGTGTTCGCCATGGTCAGATGGGTGGAGGGTTGGGCCTGCGCGAGTCGGTCAGCCAAGGGGTCAGCGGGAAGGCGCTGACCGGCAGGTCGTTGTCGCGCAGGAAGGTCACGACCGTGAAGTCCGCGAGAGACAGCTGCTCCTGGCCGGGCGCCGGCGCATCGTTGGGCGGCAGGCCGTCGCGCGCGATCGTGCCGCGGCGCGACCAGGTCTGGCCGTAGTCGGCGCTCTGGTACAGCGAGTGCTTTCCGTCCCACATGGGGCACACCATCAACTTCGTGGACAGGCCGCTCACGATGCCGGTGTAGTTCTCCTTGAACGGCATCGCGGCCCGATCGACGAGATCCGTGCCGTTGGGCGTGAACCGCACGCGCGCCGGGTACATCCAGGCCTTGCGCCCTTCCAGCGGCGCGGGGATGTTCCGCGTGAAGATCAGCACGCCGCCGGGCACGGCCAGCGGCGCGCGACCGGCGTAGATGCCGGCGTCTTCCCCGGTGCCCTCGTAGAGGACCTGCGTCTCCATCAGCGAGCAGCCAGCTGCGACGTCGACCAGCCCGAGCTTCACCTTCACGCGCACGGCGTTCGAGCCATCGACGTAGGGCACGCGGGCCACGACAACCGAGTAGCGTCGGCTCAGCGGCGCCGAGGTGATCTCGGCGTCCGAGATTCCCTGGTTGAATCGCTGGGCGCCAGTCTCGTTCAGCGGTATCCCCCGCATGGAGGCGATCTCCGCATCGAACATGTTGGTCGAAGAGCACGGCGACCAGGTGCGGCCCGCGTCCATCGAGTAGGTGAAGGTCAGCACGGGGCAAGCCGCCGCGTTGACGGCCGTGGGCGAGTAGACCGGCCGCAGATAGCGGTCCATCTTCAGCAGCACGCCGGGCGCCAGGTGCAGGATGTCGGGGAACCAGCCCAGCTGGTTCGCGACGTACAGGACATCGCCGAACGCCTGGTTCGCGCCATCGTCGGTCACGTAGGCCTGCACGTGCTGGCCGTCCTCGAGCAGAATCGGAACGGCCACGCCGGCGTAGAACTTGTGCGCGGCGCCGTCTTGCCAGTAGCCGCCCCGGGTGTAGGTCACCAGCGCATAGCCGCCGAGGTACGGCACGAAGCTGTCCACGGCGTAGTGGTCCTTGAGCTGCTTGCCGGTGCGGGTCAGTTGCAGGTTTGTGGTGAAGACCCGGCAGGGCCGGCCGTCGAAGTCCAGGAAGTTGCCGACGTCGTTGTTGCTGATGACGCCGCCCTGGCCCTTGCCGTAGTAGGCAAGCTGCGACGTCACGAAGCCGCCTGCCTCCGGCGCGGGCCCGCGATCAGAGAACGTGCGCGCATCGCTCGAGCCGCGAATCCGCGTGCCGCCGGCGGCCACGCGCCCGAGCGAGTAGTAGCCGTCGAGCTTCTGGTCTTGGAAGATGTTGGTGAAGTCGCCGCTCTTGCGCACGACCACGTCGCCGCGCCGGCGCGTGCTGAACGTGGGCAGTCCATCCTGCACCCAGTTCGCGGCCTGACGCCCCAGCGAGGTCGGGCCGTTGCGGAACTTCCCGTAGGCCATGCTCAAGCCTCAGGCGGTGGAGCGGGATCGCTGACCGTGGCGCTCGTGCCGACGAATGCGGTCCAGAAATCCGAGGGCTCGGGCGGCGTGGGCGTGCCCGCCCGGAAGCTGAGCAGGTTCATGTTCGAGTCGCTGCTCGTCGCCATCTTCCAGATGTGGTCATCCAACGTCCGGTCCGATGCACCATACGAGAACGCCAGGTTGCCCTCGAAGAAAACGGACAGCCGCGGCACGCTGCCAGACGTGAAGCGAAAGAGGATCGTCGTGTCCTCGACGATGGATTCAGGCCACGTGAAGTTCTGGTTCGGGTCTTCGGTGTACCAACGCACCGAGCAGCCGGTGTTCGAGATGTTGATGTAGAAGTTGCCCGGCATCAGGTCGCCGACCGACTGCGCGCCATACTCGACTTCGATGATGTCCGAGAGCGGACCGCCGAAGCGCATCTCGATCTCGTACTCCGACTGACCAGCAAGCTCGGGAATCCTGATCTGTGCATCGCCATAGCCCACGGGAGGCATCAGCGACCCGAACCCCGACAGCAGCAGACGGCTCCCTCCCGCGAACGGCGCGGCCCAGAGGTGGCCGCCGCCGGCGTCGTGGCCGACGACGGACCCTGGCGGCCCGTTGAACTCGTCGAGGAAGATGTCGGCCACGGCTTAGAACGTCGGGAGCGTGATGTTGGCGGCGTTGATCGACTGCGGCGCGCCCGCCGTGAGGTTCACGCTGGACATGTTCAGGTCCACGCCGGCCGTGCCGCACTTCCCCTGCAGCCGCGGCTGCGTCGTGCTGGCGGTGCCATCGTCGTCGCCCGACACGATGCGGAAGTGCGTCGCGGTGCCGCTGCCGGTGTTGACGCCGCTCCAGACCTGCGCCGCGGCCTTCGGCAGCGTACCGTTGGCGGCGTCATCGAAGTTGAGCGGGTCCCCGGTGCTGTTGTCGCTGACGATGCACAGCACGGCCGGCGCGGCCGCGGCATCGGCCGAGGCGGGCTCGGCGCCTGCGTAGATGATCAGCACAGGGTTGGGGATCGATGCGATCAGCGAGCCCATGCTCAGCATGGCATTGCGCAGACCGGTGGAGGCTTTGAGGGTCATGGGGTGTCCTTCAGGCGGAGACGAGGGAATTGACGGCCACCACGTTCAGCTTGTCGCCGGTGGCCAGCACCTTCGGCGAGCTGAAGCGCATGGCGCTGATGAGCACGCCGGTCGTGGCACCCTTCGGCGAGGCGGAAACGATGAAGCCACCGTAGACGGTCTTGTTCGCGGTCATCACGAACTCAGCCTTGCTGGCGCTGTTGTCGACCGACCCATCGACCACGGCGCCAGGAACGAACGGCACGCGCTGCGCCGCGGCGTAGGCGATGCATTCCGCCGCCGCCGCCGCGATGGTGCTGGCCTTCACGTCGGGCTGCGGGGTGTAGTTGCCCTCGAACAGGCCGATGAACCAGGTCGGCACCTGCGTGCCCTGCTTGTAGATGACGGACGCGATGTGGTTGCGGCCCTCGATCGGGGTGAGGTTGTGCACGGTCTCGCGCTGCGACACCCTGCCGTCGGGGTGCTCCACCTCCACGAGGAAGTTGAAGCCGTGCTCGGCGGTGTTGTTCATGGCTGGGTTTCCTTTCGGACGATCTCGGCGTCCATGTAGCTGCGCGCGACCGCAACCGATGCCTCGGCGCCGGCGCGCGTGGAGATGACGTGCTGCATGCCGTCGAAGGCGCGGTAGAGCGAGACGCCGCGCGCCGCGGGCCCGAAGGCGATGGCGGCCTCCTGCAGGTTCTGCACGCCGCCGGCCATGTCCGCCATCACCAGCCCGCGCATCGACTGCCAGTAGGCGGCCTTCGCCGCCGGCGAGCGCACGCTCGAGCCCGGCAGCGCGCCGTAGGGCAGCAGCTCCTGCAGCCGTGATGCGTTGAAGTCCGGCAGCCAGTACGTCTTGTCGGCGCACAGGTAAATGCCGCTGTCGCACGGCTCCACCACCGTGATCTCGGCCGGCAGAGGGATGTAGCCGGCGGCCGGCTCGTACAGGCCGTAGCGGTAGGGCTGCGAGAAGTACAGCATCCGGCCCGCCGCCACGACCATGCGGCCGTTGAAGTGCCGCACGATGCTGCCCGCGGGCATGACCGCGGTCTCGATGGTCGAACAGCGCCGGCCGGTCTCGAGCGGCGCCAGCACGCTGAAGCGCCCGTCCGTCGAGGTCTGGGCCAGGCCCAGCAGTTCGCCGTTCGGGCCCGACAGGTAGAGGTTCACGGCCAAGCCGTCGAGCAGCACGTCGCTCAGCGCCAGGCCGCCGCCCTCGGGCACCTCCACCTGCTGCACGACGGTGGCCGGCGACTCGCCGTCCTCGCCCTGCACGGTGAAGGTGTAGAGGTAGCGGCCGGCGGGTAGCGCGCCGGCGGCCGGCGACAGCACCGGCGCGCTGTCCAGCGGCGCGCTCGCGATCGCGCGGTCCTCGCGCTCGAGCACGCGCCGGATCTCGGTGCCGTTGGTCCAGTAGACCGCGCCGTCGGCGCCCAGCGAGTACGACACGTCGGCGCGCGGCATGCCCGCGCGTACCGCCGCCTGGTCCAGCCCTGCCCCGTTCGGCTCGAGCCTGGTGAGCACGTCGTCGACGACGGCGAAGCCGAACTTGCCGTCGCAGTCCCAGACGCTACGCCACGCACCGGCCAGCGCGCGCGTCGCGCCGACCCGGCGCTTCACGTAGCCCTGGGCATCGATGTCGACGTTGTCGGCGCCGTAGAGAAACGTGGCGCCCTCGCCGCCATCGGCCAGCCGCGTGGCCTCGCGCCGGTTGTTGATGCCGCGCGCCAGTGAGGTGAAGTTGACGTCGCGCATGCTCAGCCCCAAAACACCACGTTGTGCTGGTGCTGGTCGTGCCGGGTATCGCGGCGGAGATTGCTGTCGGGGAGCTTTCCGAAGTACTTCGTGAAGTCCAGCTCCGCCTGCGTCGATCGCTGCGGGTCGAAGGTGTCGGCGTCCGGGATGCTGAACGCTCGGTAGAGCACCCAGTCCACCAGGTGGTCGTGATGCGCCTCGTGGATCTCGGGCGCGTCGGTCGGCTGCGCCATGGGCCGCAGTGGCAGCCGGTAGCACTCCAGCGCCAGCGTGTCCCCGGCGCCGAAGCCGCCGACAACCCGCAGGCTCGTTTCGTTCTGGATCGCGTAGCGCGCAGGCTCGGTGCACTCGCGCCACCCTGGCACGCGCGCGTCCAGCCACTCCCTCGACCTCAGCTCGATCTCGCGCGGCCGGCCGCCACCCGCAGGAAGGAGGCGCAGGACGATGATCTCGAACACGCTGCCGTGCAGCGCATAGGAGGCCTGTCCGACCTGCAGCGAGATGGAGCACACGGTCGGCTCCGCGTCTTCGGGCAGCAACCGCCCTCGGATGGCAGCCTGCTGCTCGGCGTCGTTGAACCAACCCTCCACGTCCTCGTCTGCCCACAGGAACGGCTCGACCAGGTCGCGGGCGCGCACGCGGAAGCGGCGGTTCAGTTCCTGCAGCTGCAGCTTCATACCAGCCCGAATTCGTCGATCAGGCCCAGCACCTTCAGCTTCATGTTCTCGACACTCAGCGTCTTGGAGATGGCTTGCTGGTACTTCTGCTGCGCGAAGTCCTTCAGCGCGTCCTTCTCGGTCATCGCGTTGACCTGGTCGCGCATGTCCTGCAGCAGCGTTTCCGCGCGCTGCTTCTCGTCGCGCTCTTTCTGCGCGTTCGCGAGCTGCTCGGCGGTGTCGTCGGCGGGCTGATCGGAATCGGCATCCTGGTCGGGTTCGCCGCGTTCCTCGTCGGCCTCCTCCACCTGCGGCGGCGGCGAGCGGAACTGGTCGGCGTGGCGCAGCAACTTGCGCGCGATCTCGGACGGCACCTCGCGGGTCTGGCCCAGGTCGAAGGTCAGACCCGAGCCGTAGAGGCGATCGGTAAAATCGGGTCGCCGGCCGATGTATTGCACCTGCGTGGTGACGATGGTCTTGGGCATTGAGCGCTCCTGTGCGTCGTGGATGTGGAAAGGGAGGGCCGAGGCCCTCCCCTACGGACCTACGCGGCTCAGGCCGGACCGGTCAGCTCGCCCTGGACGATCACCTTCACGTCGCTGGCCTTGGCGTTGGCCGCGACGGCCGTGGTGAGGATCAGGCGCGCGGGCTTCGGCAGGCGGACCAGCTTGGAGCCGGTGGCACGCTTGCGGCCGGCCGCGGCCAGGTCGATGCCCGAACCGAAATAGGCCGCGTCCTGGGGTACCGCGGCATCGTCGACGCCGTCCTCGTACTTGAAGCCCAGCGAGCCGGTGATGGTTGCGGTCATGCCGGTGGTGACGAACACGCTGGCATCCTCGAGCCGCATGCCTTCGGGCAGCGGACCGAGGTCGACCACGTCGCCAGCTGCGAGCGCGACCGCGGAATCGGAATTGCTCACCGAGCCGTTGGCCAGCGTGGCGAGGACGAACAGCAGCGAGGTGACGTTGCCGAACGGGGACACGCCGCCGAACTGGCGCGTGCGGAACTGGTTGATCTTGACGGTTGCCATCTCGGCCTCCTGAAGAAAAATTGGGGTGGGAGCGAGCGGGCCGGATTGCTCCGGCCCGTGGCGATTACTGGCGGGCTCCGATGATCGGCACCGCGGTGTCGATGATGGTCACGCCGTAGTCGGTGAACTGCTTGCCCGAGCCCGTGTCGACCTCGAAGCGGATCTTCGAGACGCCGCGGATGGCGCCGATCAGCAGCTCGGCCTTGTCGTCGTGGTCCAGCTTCTTCTCGGACCAGAAGAACGGGATGCCGCCGCGCTCCTCGCCGGCGCTGGCCAGCGCCTCGGCAACGGCCTGGCCGCCCAGCAGGATGGCGCGGTCCACCGCGAAGTTCGTGCCGAATCCGGCCGGCACCACGCAGGTGCTCTCCACCTCGCTGTCGAAGGCCGCGCAGTAGCGGATCGTGTCGCCCGCGTAGAAGCGGATGGGGCGGCTCTGCTTCACGATCAGGATGCCGTTCCACAGGCCCACGTCGCCGGTGAACAGCGGGTGGTTGCTCATGCGCGATGCGCGCGCCAGCGCCGAGGCCTGGAACTGGCGGAAGCTCGGATCGGTGGCGAAGGCGCTGTACTGCGCCGGCGACACCAGCAGCACGCGCAGCGGGCTGTCGTCGGCGGCGGGGTCGCCCTCGAACTTCACGACGGGCGGCGGCAGCGGGATCTGCTCCACGTAGGTGCGGATCGCGTCGACCGTGTCCATCTTCAGCAGGTCGGTGGTGCCCAGGTCCACCTCGCCTGCGTTGACCGCGAAGGGCTTGATGGCGCCGGCGTCGGCGATGAAGTGGCGGTTTTTGGTCGGCGCCTTGACCGGGTTCACCATGATCTCGGCGAAGTCGGGGTCGGCCTCGGTGGGCACGACCCACTCGATGTTGTTCTGGAAGCCGCGGGCACCGGCCGTGTGGGCCAGCAGCGACTGGTCCACGTACTTGTCCATCAGGCTCGAGGCCACGGGCCGGCCCAGCGCGCGGAAGTCGGCCGGGCTGCGGATCGTGGTCATCGTGTCGCCGAGGTCGATCGGGAAGCGCGCCTGGTTGACGCGCAGGCGGTCTTCCGACAGCTTCATGCCGACGCCGCGGCCCTCGGCGTAGCGCGAGCCCATGATGGGCTTCGCACCGACGGGGTTCAGCAGGTGGAAGGTGACCTCGTCGCCCTTCTGCTTGCCGAGGTCCTGGCAGCGCACGACGGGCATGTGCTGGGTGGACTGCTTGCGGATCGTGGCGGTCGCGCCGGCGGTGCCCTTGGGCATCGCACCGGTGAGGTTGCGCCAGGTGCCATTGCGCTGGTTGTGCATGGCGAACAGGCCGACGGCCTGCTGCACCATGGCGGTCTTGTCGCCATACGGCGTATGCGTCTTCGTCGCGGTCACGGTGGACCTCCTTCAATGGGAGCGGCGTCGCCATCCCGGCGATGCCTTGGCAATCAGATGTGCCGATTCAGGTAAGCCTCGATCTGGGCGGGCGTCATGGAAGCCATGCGCTCGGCCATGTCGGGGCCGCTCAGGGAAGCGATCGCTTCGTCCGGGTTCGAGGGACCGGAACGGCCGCCCGGGATGTCCGAGAGGCTGTTGGGGACCTTCTCTGCCGCCGCAGCGATCGCTGCCTTGGCCTGCGCCTTCACGACACCCGCGGGCGTCGCGTCGGCCGCGGCCTGAGTTCCTTGCTTGTCGGCCTTGAACGCATCGAACAGCTCGATCACGGCCGCGGTGCCGCCCTTGGCGAGCACGTCGCGATAGCCGGCCTGCACGAAGCTGGGCTGCTTGGCGATCCAGTCGCCGAGTTCCTTGCTCTCGGCGATGGAGTCGGCATCGGGGTGCTTCGCGTAGATCGCGCGCAGGTGCTCGTCGTGCGCGGTGGCGGCCTGCTGTTGCTGGAAAGGCTTGAGGGCCGCTTCCACCTTCGCATCCACCGCCGCCGCGAGGCGAGCGTTCACGCGCTGTTCCACGATCGCGTCGATGCCCTTGGCCAGGGCCTCTTCGGAGAAGTCCCCGAAGAGCGACGGGTCGGCGCCCTGGTCGATCGCGGCCTGCGCCACCTCGACCTGCTTGTCGACCTTCGTCGGGGCCTCGCCCGCCGCGGCACGCTGCTCGGCCTGTGCCTTGAGGGCATCCAGTTCGTGCTGCGCAGCCTCGGCGCGCGTGCGCCACTGCTTCGCGTCTTCGCGGGCGTCGACCAGCTTCTGGAACTCGATGGTGTGGACACCATCCTTCGCCAGGATCACGGCCTTGGACGGGTCTTTCGGCTCGTCGTCGGTCGCGGGTGCTGCTTCGCCCTGCGGCTTGTCGTTCGGTTCGGTCTTCGCGTCCTTGGCTTCGCCTTCCGGCTTCTCGCCACCACCTTCGGCTGCAGCGTCGGGCACCACTGCTTGTTCCGGCTGCTTGCCGGTATCGCCCTGTTCGCCAAGCTCGAGGAGCTGGGCCGCCTGTTCGGGGGTGAGAACGCCGCTGTCGGCGTGGGTGTTCAGGAACTCGTCTTGTGCTGTGGTCGTCATGCCTGTCCCGCCACATGTCGCCGTGGCCGCAATGGACATCCGCATTCGGAGCACTGGGCAGGGCCGAAGCCCTACCCGGTACACCTCCAGCTGGGGGAATTGCCTCGCGCTCTTTCGAGGGAGGCGCCGGCTCTCACGAGCGGGCTACGTCACGATCTGCTTTCGCTTCACGCTTGAACGCACTTTGCCGAGGGCAACGTGCATCGGGAAACCCTACAGGGGGTTGAACATCTGGCCTTGGAAGATGAGCGGCGCGCTGGCAGCCTTGCTGAAGCGCACATAGGACGGAGGGAACAGCAGCTCCCCGCGAATGCGTTCAGGCAACACTAGGATGAAGCCGCGCTCGGGTGGCATGCCCTTCGATCGCATGAACTCGGCCAGCGGCTCGGGCGGCAGCGATTCCAGCAGTCGCTGCATCGATTCCAGGAGCTGCACGGCACTGGGAGACACCGCGCTGCTGGATATGCACGTTGTCACGCCCGTGCCTCGACCAGTCTGCTGCGCAGCTCGTAGCCCAGCAGCGGCCAGACCTGGTCGATGGCCTTCTCTCGCGCGTAGCGGCGCCCGACGCCGGCGTCGAAGTTCGCAGCGGACACCGGGCCCTCGTTCACGCCGACGATCGTGGTGCCATTGCGCAGCTCCAGCACGCAGATGGTGACCCTGCCGAGCGGCCCGTGCGGCTCGGGCGTAGAGACGCTGTCGCCGATCAGCACCTCGTGGCCGTAGATGCCCTCGTCCGCGGTGAAGTAGTACTCCCGCACGATCGCGGCCTCGATGTCCTCGGACGTGACGCGCGGCGCCACTGCCTTCGCCGCCAGCTCGGCCTCGGTGACCGTGCTCACGAGACCACCGCCCAGTCGTCGGCCAGCATGTCGGTCTGCGATGCGAGCCAGCCCATCAAGATCTCGCCGGTGGCGGTCTTCATCGTGATGGACGGCAGCACCATGGCCGTGCCGCTCGGCTGCTGCTCAGCCCACTTCCGATTTGCCGGCGCCCAGAAGTTTGCGGCCGGCACCTCGCGCGAGCCGTCGCAGCTCAGGGCTAGCCACATGCCCTTTCCGTTCCAGCCCGCGCGCGCCACGCGGCGCCCGGCCTTGAGGTGGCGGATGGCGTCGCCGAAGTCGCAGCGAGGGGGCGCGTAGCCAGCCGCGGCGCAGACAGCATCGGCCGCACCCGTCATGTCGTCGCGCAGGGGTAGGCCGACCATCACAACCGGTGCGGCTGCATCCTGTCGCGTGGCCTGCCCCTTCTGGAACGGCATCCAGGTGCAAAAGCCGCCCGCGGCGACGCGCTCGGCTGTCGCATCCTGCAGCAGCTCGACGCTCGTGCGGCTGTGCGCATTGCCATTGGCGTCGAACACCGTCAGGTTGACCATGGAATCGCTCCAGACGTGCGCGACGATGGCGGCATAGGGCTGCGCGGTGCCGCGGGCTTTGATTCCGTCGGAGTGCGTCACGAAACCGGACTCGCCGGAGTTCGCGAAGGGATGGAACCAGACGACTCGCCCGATGGTCGGTGCGATGAAGGGCTTGGGGGTGCTCATGGGATTGCTCCTTGGGTGGTGGTGGAAACGGAAGCGCGGGCCATGCGATCGAGCGTCTGCATGCACATCAGCAGCGCAGCGGCGAAGGTCCACGTGTGCGCCTGGGGCGCGGCGGGGAAAGGGTCGTGCTCGCGGGTTGCCGCGTGCATGCAGATGAAGAGCGGGCGCGGCACGGCGCGGAACTCGGCGCGCGCGACGCTGTACTCGCGCGGGGCGATGCCGCCATGCCGTGGCAGGTCCTGCAGGACCTGGTAGTAGTCGGGCAGCGTGCCGCCGTGGTAGGCCGTCAGCGCGGGTACGGCCCACGCCGGCACGAAGTAGTGCGGCTCCCTCGTCATGCCTGGCTGCTCCGACGCTTCGACGCGGGAGCGACCAGCTCGAGCGCTTCCCAGGGGAGTTCGATGTCGACGATCTCGGTTCCCGTGGCGGAACGCCGCTCGTAGAAGCAGCGCATGGCACCGCTGTCCTCCGAGAGGCCTGCGGCCACCATCTGCTGCGCGCCGCCCTTGATCCGCACGAGCTTGCCGACCAGCTGGCCGAGCTGCTCGGCCACACCGGCGTGCGTGGCCAGAAGGCGGATCACGGTATTGGCATCCACCTCGAGCTGGGTGACTGCCTTCTTGACGGCCTTCGCCTGCGCGGCCGCAGATCTCTCCACCTCCTCGATCTTGCTGCGCGCCGCGTTAATACCCTCGGCCAACCCGCTCGCCTGCTGTCGCGCCCTTTCCAGCTCGCGCATCACGGCATCGCGCTTCTCGAATGCCTTGCTCATGGCACCGTTGATGACCTCGTTCACGCGCTGCTCGACCTTGTCCAAATCCATGCTGCACCTCCATGCAAAAGCCCTGCGCTCTGGCATCCCCGGTAGCGGCCGTTCCCCTTGCGGGGTGGGATGCCAGAGCACAGGGCTCTGTTTTGAAGGTCCGGCCGCTACGCACTGACGGGAGAATCGTCAGGCGGCAAGGCTCGCGCGCCGAACCCTACAGGGGGGGCGCAAGGGCGCGGTCTAACGTATGCTTCGCGAAATCCATCCAAGTCATAAAAATGGCTCACTACCTGCGAGACAAGAGAATTGGTTCTCTCACCATTACTGAAGAAGATGTTCGCGAGCTATGCGACATTTTTTTCCAGAGAATGAATGTCGTAAGCGCCACCCGAGATAAGCCGAATGAACCCGAAATCAAAGGCGCACACTTTGTGATCAGGTTTGACAATCGAGGGTACAAGGCCTATTCCACCGACGATGTGCTCACCTATTGGCGTCAGGCTACAAAAGTAGAGCGCCTGGTATTTGCGACCGAATCGTTTGAAAGTCTAAATTCCAACAGGCTGCGTGGCACGTATGTCGAACTCAAGCTCGATTTGGCAGATGAACAGTGCTGGCTCGTATCTTCCTCTGATAGCAAAGAATGGATGGACGGCTCGTTCACTGCGATCGACGAGTATTTGACTAAGTGCAAAAACAAGAATCGTCTGATTAGAACGCCTTGGACACCATTTGCTGTTTACGTCCTCGGACAGGCTGTGATTCTTGCCCTAAGCCTCTGGCTAGCGGTGAAAATTGCGCCCCGCCTCGCCGTGGATAGTCCGGTCATCATCGGATTTATCATCCTGCTATTTCTTTATTTGCCGATTTGGCTATTCCTCCATGGGCAGGTTATGAGGTGGATCGCATTGGCGTTTCCAAACATCAAATTCCATAAGCAAAATCGAAGTCTGCATTGGTTCGGTCAGGCAATGATCGGCGCGCTGGTAATCTTCGCGCTCGGGCAGGCCGGCAGTTGGTTCCTGAGCCTGCTTGGGGAACTCATTAAGTCCACGCCGTAGTACCTGGAGCGAGGTCGCGGCAATCACGCCGCGATGTTGTCCGTGGTCCGGGCCGTTTCGATACCATCCATGCCCTCGCCGCCAGCGCGCGGCCGCGGGGGGAAGGTCGGGCTGGTGTTCTCGCGCACCGGTGGCTCGGCCGCTGCTTCCTGCTGCGCCGCCGGCGCCACCACCCCCGCGCCGCCCTGCCCTTGGATGTACGGGTCCTTGATGTTCATGGCCGCGGTCTGCGCCGGCGTCGGGAAGTTGGGGTCGTCGCCGCCCGGGCTGGGCCGCGTGTAGCCCGCGCCCTGCATGATCGCGTCGGCGATCGGCGCGATCATCGGCATCTGCGCCACCTGCGCGCCGCCCTGCATCGCCGCGAAGGCTGCCTGCACGCCGGTCTGCACGGCCTGGGCCATCAGCTGCTTGATCTGGGCCTCGGTGAGCCGCTCCTTCATGTCCAGCTCGCGCGCCTTCAGCTCGAGGCCAGCCAGCTTGACCTCTTGCGCCACGCGCTCCTGCACCTGCTTCTCGACCTCCTCGGGCGAGGCCTGCCGGCCCGCCGCGCGTAGCGCCTCCACCAGGTCGCGCTTGAACGGCACATCCATGAGGCTGGCCAGGAACGGCATGGCCGCGGCCTGGTACTGCGCGGGCAGGCTCTTGACGGCCTCCGACAGCGCGTTCAGCTGCTGGCCGCGGTAGGTGTTTGTGCTCGGCACCTCCTCGAGACCGACCATCAGGCGCGTGCGCTGCACGTCGTTCGAGAGATACGGCAGCCCGGTGTCCGGGTCCTCCTCCACCTTGTTGATGGTGACGGAGCGGTCGGCCCGCACCGCATCACCCTCGATGACGATGACCGTTTCCTTACGCCCGAGGTCTTCGATGATGAGCGCCAGCAGCAGCTCGCCCACCATCTTCCGGCCGGCGCGGAAGTTGTCCATCATGACGCCGAGGGACTGGTTCGACTGCTCCACCTGGGTCTGCTCCTGCAGGCCGGAGCGCGCCGTGCCCTCCTTGCCCATGAAGCCCGAGGTGACCGCGCTCACGCGCTGGATGGTCGCGCGGTTGTCGTCGAGCATCTTGTAGTGCTGCTCGGTGAGCGTGTAGTCGCGCTTGACCTCGAAGCGCGCGCCCGTCTTCTGCATCTCCTCGGGGTCGAGCAGGATGTCGGCGTCGACGCGCGCCACCTGCTGGCGGAACTGCGCATCGGACATGGCCACAGCGCCCTTGGTGCGCTCGGTGCGCACCGCGCCCATACCCCAACGCAGCTTGCTGATTCCGCTGTTCAGGCTGTCCTGCGGGAAGATCATGTCGCGGATGTAGCCATAGGGCTTGCCCGTGCCGTCCTCGCGAAAGCCGATGAACGGCGCGTAGGGGAAGTGCGGGTGCGGGTATGGCGTGGGGCCATCGTGCAGCAGGTGCGGGCCCAGCCAGAAGCTACGTCGAACGCGGCTCACCACCGCCTTCGACACCTCGGCGTGGCCGCGCGCGATCGCGATGTTGTGCGCCATGTTGTCCTCGTCGTACTCCACCACGCGGCCGTCGGGCATGGTGAGCACCGTCACGCTGACCCAGCGCCGGTACCAGAGTTCGACTAGGCACAGCTCCTTGCTGGTCGGGTTGAACCAACGGTCCTCCTGCACCGTCCAGGAGCGCGCCTCGTCCCAGCTGTTGCGCAGGCCAGTGGACATGCCACCGTCGAGCCCTTCCGGGCCCAGCATGCCCCACCAGTTCGAGCCCATGCGCCCGCAGGCCTCGATCAGCTCGCGATGCTTGGGGAAGGTCTTGGCGATGCGGTCCGGCCGCAGCCAGCGCTGGCGCCGCAGCCAGCGCGCGTCGCTCAGGTCGTCCTCCTGGGCCTTCATGTCCCAGTGGATCTCGTTGCGGTGGATGTACCGGCAGCGGTACCGGTAGCTGAACGGGTCGGCCTGGCGCGCGACCTCCACCCACGCCACGCCCACGCCGATCTGCGGGCGGAACGCGGCCGAGCACGCGCGGTCGGCCTTGGACTGCTTCTCGGCCTCGTTGAGCTTGAAGTTCAGGCCGTCGGCCACGTCCTGGCCACCGGGCTGCCCGTTCGGCGTCACGCGCCAGTCGGTCCGGGTCTTCGCTTCGTAGCCCTGGATCGACAGCAGCGCCGGGTTGACCAGGTTCTCCACCGCGGGCGGGATGCCCAGCGCGCGCTGGCGCTGCAGCAGCTCGGAGTCGAGCTGGTTGCCGTCGGCGTAGTCCATTTCCTTGTCGGCGGTGCCGCGCCAGAAGGGCTGCTGCTCGATCTCGTCGCAGATGTCGGTGTACTCGGTGAGCGAGATGGCGAGGTCTTCGCCGGCCTCGAAGGTCTTGCGCTCGGGTGGCGTGTCGTCGGTCATGTACATGGGGGCGGTCCTATGTGCGCCAGTCGGGCGCGGGCGCGGGCTCGTAGCTCGAGCGTTGGCTGTTCGGCTTGGGGATGCCGCTGATGAAGGTCATGGCGACGGCGTCGCCCTTGTCCGGGCTGCGGCCCAGCACCTCGCGGATCTCGTCCTTGTCGCGCATCTGGAGGGCGGCGACCTTGCCCATGGTCACGACCTTGTAGCGGACCGCGGCGAGGTCGGCTAGCAGCTCGGGGTCGGGCGGGAGCGAGATGGGGTTCGGGTTGGTCGGGTCGAGCGCCTCGCGCAGGCGCCAATACATCTCGGCGCGCTTGTTGCGGTACCGCAGGTTGCCGGCCTTCGTGACGCTGGCCGAGGCCTCCGAGCCGTTCACGCCAAGCACGTTGAGGTTCAGGCCCACTAGGTAGTCCAGCGCGCTCGAGCCGATGCCGATGCTGTCCACGCAGATGCACGCGCCATCGCGCACCAGCGGCACCACGAACCCGGCGGCCGTCGGCCCGTCCTTCGTGACGATGCCCGGGGCGGTCACCAGCTGGTCGAACCAGGTGTCGTGCCGGCGCGCCACGCTGGACTTGTCGATGCCGCCGCGGGCCGGGTCGAAGCCGATGGAGGTCATCGGGCCCTTGGCGTCCCGCGCCTTCCAGCGCGCCTGGGCGGCCTTGATCCACTCGGTGGGGAGGACCTGCCAGGCCGGATCGGCCGCGCCGGCCTGGAAGTCGCCGCGCAACATCTGGCTGCGCAGAGGCTCGGGCATCGACTGGAGCACGGCCTTGTAGCCGGTGGTCAGCAGGAAGATGTTGTCCTCGACCGACGACGGGATGAACGTCCGGCTCTTCGGCGTCATCATGTCGTCGCCGACCTTCACCGGCTCGGGACCATCCACCTCGAGGTCTTCGCCCTTCTCGTCGGTCACAAACCAGCGCAGCTCGCCCGGCTTGGCCGGCCGGGGATGGCTGGGCTCGAGCCATGGGCCCCAGTAGCGCTTCACCCATTCGCCCTCGGGCCCGGTCGGCGGGTTGCCCGCGCACACCACGCGCTGGCGCACGTTGGGGTCATGGGAGCGCAGCCAGCCGATCAGCGCGCGGAACTGCCCTTCCGTGAAGTGGCAGATCTCGTCGAACAGCTTGGCGTCGTGAGGGCGGCCCTGGTACTTGATCCAGTCGCCCGGGTCCTTCACGCTGCCCAGCTCGAGCACCTTGCTGAACGGCAGGCGCCAGATGCCGTCCTGGCTGTTGTAGCCCTTGCGCGTGCCGAGGATGGTGGTCATCCGCTCCTCGATGCCGACCAGCTGCACGGCCTCGCGCCGGAAGATGATCGAGTGCTGCTGCGAGGTGAGCGACAGGCCCAGCAGCAGGTCGGTCTTCCCGCCGCCGGCGGCGCCGCCATAGAACAGGATGTCGGCCTCGGACTCGTACGCCGCGCGCTGCGGGCCGTCCTGCGGCACCCAGATAGGCGCGTCGCCCGCCAACAGGATGGTGTCCAGCTCGGCGCGCGCGGCCGGGTCCATCTGCCGGATCATGTCCAGCATCTGGGCCGTCGAGAGCTGCAGCTCGGCCGCCATGCGTCAGGCCTTCCCGGTGACCAGCGAGGCGACCGCGGCCGCCGCGGCCGGGTTGGAGCTGAACAGGCGGCTCAGGCGCACGGCGCGCTCGGTGTCGGTGAGCGCACGGGTCGAGCCCGGCACCGAGGTGGCCTCGCCGTCGGGACCGTCCAGCAGGCCGAATGCCTGGCGCTCCAGCTGCACCAGCACGCGCAGGCACTCGCCAAGATCCTTCATCGTCTTCGCGCGCCCGGGCAGGCTGATGATCTTCTGATAGAGGTCGTTGAGCCGGTCCTGGCCGTTCTCGTCGGGCTTGCGCATGATGTCGCCCAGCTCGGCCAGCAGCGCGGCGTTCTCCAGCCCGGACTGCTGCTCCAGCTCGGCCAACAGGTTCATGGCGATGGTGCGCGAGCGCTGGATGTCCTTGCGGTGGGCCAGGCGGACGGTGGCTATGGCGATCGCGTTGGCTTCGACGACCTGCTTCTCGGACGCTTTTGCTTCGCTGCGTACCTCGTTGCGTACCGCCTCTTTGCGTACCAGCGCCTCGGCCTTGGCCTGAATGCGCGGGGAAAGGTCTCGCTCCCATCCATCACGCTTTGCCCGCTTGCGAATGGCGCCCTCGGTGATGCCGTGCTCCTCGGCGATCTGGCGCAGCGGCTTGATGCCCGAGCGGTAGTCCGTCTCGATGGTGGCGTAGTCCGGCGCGGCGGCGCCCGCGGCGGGTTTGGATGCTGCGGGTGGGGTGGAGGTCTTGGGTGCTGTTGCGGCCTTGGATGCCGGCTTGCGTGTGGCCATGCCTGCGAGTCTTCCGCGCACGGGCGAGCGGGGCGAACCCTATAGGGGGTGCAGCTTCCCTGCCGCGGAAACCGAATCTTGGCAGGCGCACAGGAGAACTTATGGTCTCTTCAATGTAGGACAGCGCCTCAGCGAACAGTAAAAAACTTGCGCCTGCACCCGATGGCTGCTGATGATCGAGAAATGCTCGTTTCTGACCCCGAACTGAAGTCGCGCCTGACGGCCCAGATGGCCTGGGAGGCGGCGTGCGAACGGGTGCGCAAGGTGCTGCAGCCGCCGCCGGGGTATCCCAAGCCGACAGCCGAGGAACTGGAGGCCGCCTTCACGAACGCCGCGGAACGGCTCCATACCCTCCGCATCATGTGCACCACGGCCGAGGAATGAAAAAAGCCCACCAGGGCGAACCTGGTGGGCGAACGTGCGGCGAGGCCGCGCGAGGAGACAACTGACATTGACGGGGCCATCTTCTTCCGGCCCCGCGGTGCGATGAACCCCTACAGGGGGAGGCTGGTGCCGCCACCACGGATTTGAACCTGGGGCCCTTCCCTTACAGGGGGAACGCTCTACCGGACTGAGCTATGGCGGCTGTGTGTCGATGGTGTGGCCCGGCGCAAGGTGTTGCATCCCCGAAGGGTGGCGCGTAGGGAATTCGACCCCTACCCCCGACCTCCGGCCATGGGCCGGCGTTCTGGTGCTCTGAACTAACGCACCCGTTCCCTCGCGGCGCTCACCATCATCGAAGCGAGCCGGGCTTGATTCCGGCTTGCACTCACCGAGTCCGCTGCTTGTTCGCGTAGAGGGTGGACGTTGCGGCCCTACTTCCCCCACCCCTGCGTGTCCTTCCACGCCGCCGCTTCGATAATGGTCCCGGCCTTGCCGGGGGCCCCCGTCGGGGGCGATTCTTTCCGTCCTTCGAGACAAGTCAAAAGCGGGGCGTCGCTCGCAGGCGGATGCCACTCAAGGCCTCGGCCGGTTCGCCCTGCGCAGCTACCCGGCATCATGCATCTCGACCCGTGCTCGAATCACGGTTGAGCCCCTTCGGGGTGGTCATCTGGTTGCGGTGGTCGGCTTCGAACCGACGACATACAGGGTATGAACCTGGCGCTCTACCTGGCTGAGCTACACCGCGCAATCGAAGTGTGAGGTGTTCGCCGCCGGCACGCTCGCCCTACAGGGGGTTTCGAACAGCTGCACCTGCTTCGGGTCGGACGGGGCCTCGAGCGCGGCCACGCGGCGGCGCAGGCGCTTGATCTCTTCGGCCTGCTCGGCGGCCAGCATGGCGGTGTTGCGGCCGTTCTCGATCGCGATCGCCTGGGCCGCCGCGCCGGCCTGCAGCGTGGCAAGCATGCGGTCCTCGCGCGGGGTGAGGTGCAGTAGCGTGTCGCCAATCTCGATCTTCACCCAGCCGTCGGCCAGCAGCGTCTTCGACATGGCGCGCGCCGGCGGGTGCTGGACGGCCGGCACGTACACCCCGCGCTGGACGCGCAGGATGTCGCCGCGGTCGACCAGCGTGCCGACGCGGTCGTCGATCACGCTGAGCGTGAGGCTGGTCAGCTCGGCCAGCGTCTCGCGGGTGACGATTTGCTCCTTGGCGTGCAGATCCTGCACGGCCTCGAGCACGATGGTGGTGCTGCTTTTGCGATCTTCAGCCATTCGGTTGTTCTCCTCGTTCAAATTCTGTCGAGCGCCCACTGGGCGGCTTTCCGCTCGCGCGGGGTGGCCGGCACGTTGCCCGCCACGATGTCCTGCCAGATAGCCACCATCCAGCGGTGGGCGGCGCCGAAGCGCTCCACCTTCTCGGCCGCCGGCGCGGGGCCCTGATCGAGCCAGCGGTGGCAGGCGGCGCAGCCGTGGACATGCCACTGATCGTCGGCCTTGCGCGCGCCGGCCTTGCCGTGGATGGAGAGGTTGCTGTGGCAGGCCACGGTCGTGTCGGTGCCGCCGCGGCACACGCCCGGCACCAGCAGCAGGCAGCGCTGGCCGCGCGCCATCGCCAGCAGCGCGCGGTTGCGCTGCGGCTCGGGCTTCGGTATTGCGCCGCGGAAGTCCGCGTCGTTGATCGCCGCCATGCGCACGATGCGGCCGGGCACCGGCTGCACGCGCGCGAGCGGCGCCGGCGCGACGGCAGGCGGCAGCTGGCGCTTGAAGGCGCTCCGCTTGAGGGGCGCGCTGCGCTTCATTCGCCGAAGCCTCCCAGGATGGCCTCGATCATGTCGATGCGCGCCGTCGGCGCCAGGTGGCGCCACAGCGTCTTGCCGGCGTGCTCGGTGCGCAGGAAGGCCACGGCGTTCGTGTGGAAGACCTCCATGGCGCCCTGCTCCACCTGCGAGTAGCTGATGCTCTTCGGCACCGGGAACACGCCGCCCTTCGGGCCCGGGAACCAGTCCACGTGCCCGGCGCCCACCTTCAGCCAGTCGCGGAACGGGTCGAAGGCCTCGAACCGCTCCTGCGCCTGGAACACGGCCTGCTCGAGCGCCATGTGCTTCCGGTGGAACCAGCCCAGCCGCTGCTGGTGCGTCTTGACCTCCACCATCTCGCCCGGCTCGAGCCGCATCAGGCTGGAGAGGAAGCGACGCCAGCGGGACTGATTCTGCTGGCCGAGGCCGTCGACGTAGCCCGTGAACACCTCACGCGCGATGACGCGCTTCTCCTCGGGCAGCTCGAGCGGGTGCTGGCGCACGAGCACGATGTCAGCCATGGTCAGGCTCCGAGTTCGGACAGCAGGGCCTTCAGCTGGCGCAGCTTGTCGCCGCCGGCCGCGGCCGCCTGCAGCTGTGCGTCGACTTCGAGCGCGATCGCGTCGACCTCGTCGGCGGCGCGCTGCTGCGCCGGCGCGGTAATCGTGGTGGTGGCGCGGATGGGGCTGGGCACGGGGTCGTTCTCCTGGGTGCTGGTGGTGATCTGGCGCGCGAGGACGCGGATGTAGAGGCCGGGCGGGGATTGCTTCACGAGACGGGCGTCGCACAGGTGCGCGAGGCAGCCGTCGATGACGGCGCGGTCGGGCGTCATGCCGCCACGGCGCAGCTCGCCCATGACCTGGTCGCGGGTCCATGGGTCCTTGATCGGCACGGCGTCCAGCACCTTCTTCGCCATCGTGTTGAGCCCGCTTTCCAGCCGGGCCTGCTTCGCTGCATTCATCGCTGCTCCAGGGTTTTCGATTCCGGCCATTCGCAGGCCTTCGATGACGCCGCGCCCGAAGGTCGAGCGGCGGGTTTGTTCGCGATCGGTCAGGCTCATAGCCGGATGGACCTCCGATAGGGCCACGCCACCATCGCGGCGTCGCGTTCGTGCTGGTTGCTGCGGCCGGCCCAGCCAGTCGCGAGGGCGAAGGCAGGTGCGGCCAGCTTGGCGCCCTTGGCGGATGGGCTGATGCCGTGCGCTGGGATGCCGAGGTCCGCGCAGATGGACGTGATCAGGTTGCACCAGGCGTCCACCTGACCCAGGGAACGTGCGGTGGCCAGCGCCGCGCCGAAGTCGGATTTCTTGCGAGCGTTCCAGGTGCGCGTCTGCAGCCGGCTGTCCTCAAAGATGACGCGCGCCGGCATGTAGTGCCGCAGCGCGTGCTCGATGGAGTGCGGCTCGACGGTCTTCAGGAACTCGAGCGCGCCGCCGCTGAACGCGGCCAGGCCGGTGCTTGCGCCCGGATCGATTCCAAGGAGGTTCACCGTCACAGGAGCGCTCCTTGAGGCGAGGTGCGCAGCGCGTCCAGCCGCGCGGCGGCCGTCTTCACCGCCTCGTGGCCGGTCTTCCAGTCGTCACCCCAGATGTCGCGGAGCGCGGTCTTGTACTCGTCGCACAGCGTGCCGTCTTTGCGCGAGCGCCAGAACTCCGGGCCGTTAGCAATGCCGCGGGCCAGACACTCGCGGCAGTTCGCGGTGTAGCCCGGCCAGTCCGCGCGCGCCGCGGCCTTTTCGCAGTTCGGGCAGTTCATGCCGAGACGCCCTCCAGCAGGTGCTCGAAGTCGCCCCACAGCACGTTCGCGCTGCGCATCTTGACCTCGAGGACCAGCGCCGCGTCGGTGAGCGAGCGGCGCGAGAGGCCTGCGGCGATCAGGCGATCGCACGCTTCCAGCCCGGCGCGGATGGAGGCGCGGCGCTCGTCGGCGATGGTGGGCGCGCCCGCCTGCTCGTACAGCGCATTGCAGGCGCCGCGCACGATGCGCACTTCCGGCAGGTCAGGGTCGACCTGGTCGGCGATCAGCGCGCCCAGCACCACGTAGAGCACGCGGCCCGAGGTATTGACGAACTCGTCGCTGTCGTCGCCCAGGATCGCGTGGATCTGCGCGCGCACGTTGGTCGCGTGCCATTCCTTCTCGACCAGCGCCCGCTCGATGAGCGACAGGCGCGGCTGGCGGCCGCGGCGCGCGGTCATGCTGCCACCTCGGCCATGGCCCGGCCATCGTGCGCGGCCGCGATGTGGTTCATCAGGTGGTTCGAGGGATGGCGTGCCCATGCCACCAGCCCGAACTCGAGCCCGTTCATCAGCGCCGCGTGGAAGACGTCGGGCGCCCAGCCGCAGATGACGCGCGCCTCGTCCGGGTCGAGCGGACCATGGCGCAGCAGCTTGTGCAGGGTGAAAGCCTTCTCGATCATGCAAGCTCCGGCGTGGGCTCAGGAACGAAGGCGCCGTCATTGGCCGGCGCGAACGAGGCGAAGTGCACGGCGCAGCCATCCAGGCGGCAGCGATCGGCCGCTCGGTAGTCGGCGATGCCGCGGGCGACCTCGACGGTCAGCTGCCCGGCCTGGCGCAGGCAGGTTTCCGTCCAGGCGAGGTCATGCAGGCGCCGCTGGGCACCGAGCGCGATTGAGGCGATGTCGGCGACCCGCATGTCAGGCCTCCGCGGCGGTGCCGGTGGTGGCCGCGGCGCTGCGCAAGCTGGCCAGCGCCGCGCGCTCCTTCGCCGTCGGACCGCGCACGGTCACGGTGTGGTCGATGCGCATGGCGGGCGGCTTCACGCCCCCGCCCCAGCCCGCGGCCAGCTCGCGCTTCAGCGCGTAGGTCCAGCGTGTGCGGTGCGCCTTCCAGTCGCCGCTGCGCACCTCCATGCCCATGCTGCAAGCCGCGCGCCAGACCGCCGGGTGCGACCACGCGCCGATCTGCCCTTCGTCGCGCTGGCGCAGGCCGTCCGCCGCTTCGTAGAACGCCCATTCCGGATCGAGCGCCGGCCGGCACAGCCGCAGGAACTCGCCGAGCGTCGGCGCGAAGGCGCGCTCGCGGCAGGCGGCGATGCCGCGCTGGATCTCGGTCTCGTGGAAGCCGGCCAGGCCGGCGCCCCATTCCTCCTGGACGGTCCGCTCGTTCACGCCGACCCACATGTCGGCGACCTTGGCGCCGAGCTGCGCGGTCAGGCGCTCGAAGACGCGGGCGACCCAGCGGCGCGGCACGGGCGCGGTGTCAGCCAACGATGCGGGATTCGGCGTCGACAGTTCGGTCGTCGTCATGGTGGTCTCCTGGGTTGGTGAGTCCGGCCAGCGTGGCGGCGCGGCGCTCGTGGACGTTGGGGTTGAAGCTCCCGGCGTTCGCCGCGGTGGCGCGCGCCGGGCTGACGTGGGCGATGGGCCCGGCGGCCCACTGCGTGCGGTAGCCCTCGGCCTTCTGCAGCAGCGTGCCCACCGGGTGGCATTCGCGGGTGACGAACAGGTCGTCGATGCGCTCGACGTAGAACCGCGCGACCTTGGGCGCCTCGTCGTGCCCGATGCGCTGGACGAACTGCTTCACCTTCGCGTTGACCTGCGCGTTGCGGACCGGCCGCGAGCCGTAGCGGGCCTCGTAGGCGTCGGAGTACGCGGCCCACGTTGCGCGGCACGCGGCCTGCAGCGCGGTTTCCGCCTCCTCGGTGCCTCCGGTCTTGGCCGCCTTCGCCGGTTTGGCCGGCGGCGCAGCGGCCGGCAATGGTTCATTGACGGTTCTATGACGGTTCAACTGATGATTTGGGTGCGCCATCTGCACCTCTGGAGGTGCGCCATTTGCACCACCTGGTGCGCCATCTGCACCCCCTGGTGCGCCGTTTGCGGGGGGTGCGCCATCTGCACCGGTCGGCTTTGCCGATCGGGCGCGCGGCGCGGGCGCCTTGGTGGCGTCGAACCGGCTGGGCCGGATCGTGTAGCTGGTGCTCGTGTTCGCGCGGTACTCACGGAACACGGCACCGGTGGTTTGCAGCCAGGCGAGCGCGTCTTGCACCGCACGCTCCGAGAGGCAGGTGCGGCTGGCGATGGTCCCGACGGACGGCCAGCAGACGCCGTCATCGCTGGCTTGGTCGGCCAGCGAGATCAGCACCGCCTTCTGAGCTGGTGACATGTTCTGGAGCGGCCAGCAGGCCGCCATGACGATGGTGCTCATGCGATCAGGCCGCCTTCCTCTCGAGCTGGCGGCCGTAGTCGCTGTAGTTGGCGGCGACGATCATCCGCATCGGCAGCGGGCTCACCGAGTTGCCGCACATGCGCACCTGCGCGGTCTTCGACAGCACCTTGCCCTCGGCCGTGCGGTCGATGACGTAGCTCGGCGGGAAGTCCTGGGCGTTGTAAAGCTCGCGCGGCGTGAGCATGCGAAAGCAGATGTCGACGATGACCCAGGGCTCGCCGCGGAACCAGACCGTGACCAGGGCCAGCCGGTCCTTCGTGGTGATCGTGGTCGAAGGGTCGCGCAGGTCGCACCACTGGCCGCCGCTACCGTGGTAGCGCATGAGGAACGCTGCACAGCGCAAGGCGCCCTCCTCGTGCTCCTTGCTCAGGCGGTACTGCACAAGCCCGTGGTGCTCGCCGCCAGCGGCAACGGTCGTGAGCGGCTCGCGCGCGTCGCGGCCGTCGCTGTGCTGGCGCAGGGTCGCGAGATGTGCAACGACAAGCTGCTGCTGGCTGCCGCTGGTGGTGATCGCGGACGACGGCTCGCGCAGGTCGCGCGCGTGGGTGGTGTTGAAGCCGCCGTTCGCCTGCACCATGAACGCAGTGGACAGCCCGTGCTTCAGCCCGCCCGCTGTGACAGTTCTCAGAGGCTCCACGAGGTCGAGCACGCGGGGCGCCTGGTCCTTCTGTCCGTCCTTCCCCTTCCGCTCGCCGTAGCCCATCTGCACCAGCACGGCCGCGGCCATCGCGGTCTCGCCGCCCTTCGCCGTGGTGATCGTGCGCTGCGGCTGCTGCACGTCATGCGCGACATTGCGGGTGTGGGTCACGGGAACCAGCGTGGGTGCGAGCGCCGCGTGCGTGGTCGGCACGATGAACGGCGCCGGGCTCTCCAGCACGAACTTCCGCATGCCATGCGCGAGACGGCGCAGCGTGGCGTCGACCAGCGGCCGCTTGCGATCGAAGATGCTCTGCCCCTCGATGCTCCAGTTGATGCAGTCCGCGGCCGGCCGCCAGGCCTTGCGTTTGCCGTGCGGCTTCTTCGCGTGCGTGGGCTCGGGCCAGACGATCGGAAGGCCGTCGCAGCGAGCAACCATGTAGAGGCGCGTGCGCGTGCTGTGCGCGCCATAGTCGGCATTGCAGATGACGCGCCACTGCACGGCGTAGCCCATGGCGCGGAGACCTTCGACAAAGTGGCGCCAGTTGCGCCCGAGGTGCTTGCGGTCCGGCACCAGGAACTGGCGATTGCGCGGCACGTACTCGCCGGGCTCGGCCACGCGGAAGGTCTTGCGCTTCGTCACCGGATCGACCACCTCGTCGAGCGTCACCACGCGGCCGGTCTTCGGATCGCGCTTCGCGATCAGGGGCGACCACTGCAGCATCTGCTCGACGTTCTCCAGCGTGATCACGTCGGGCCGGGTCTTGCCGGCCCAGCGGTGCACGACCCAAGCAAGCGAGCGGATCACCGTCGACCGCGGCTGACCGCCCTTGGCTTGGCTGTGGTCGGTGCAGTCAGGCGAGGCATGCAGCAGGCCGACCTGCTGACCACGGGTGACGGCCAGAGGATCCAGCTCGCGCACGTCGGCACGGTAGTGCCGCGTCTGCGGGTGGTTGATCGTGTGCATGCCGATGGCGTCGGCATCGTGGTTCACTGCATCGTCGACATGGCGGCCGATGGCCTGCTCGATGCCCGTGCTTGCGCCGCCGCCGCCGGCGAACAGGTCGATGACCAGCTTCGCCGACAGCGCGAGGATGAACTGGGGCGTGAGCATCAGGCTGCCTCCGCGCTCGGGTCATTGGCGGCCGCAGCGCGGTGCCGGCCGGGAGCCTTGGCGCTGCGGAACTCGAAGATGTCGGCGTGCTCGGGGTGCTCGAGGCCGAACAGGCGCGCCAAGTACGGCGTGTGCCAGTCGTTGAGCTTCCAGCGGCCCGAGGCTTCGTGCAGCGCGGAGTGGTGGCGCAGCACCTCGATGATCGTGCGCGCGCTGTAGTGGCCGTAGCCCTTGGCGATAACGCGATTCGTCTCGCGGCAGAAGGCCTCGTAGACGTGCAGGTTGCCGGGCAGGTAGAGCAGGAACTCGGGCGTGAACATGCCGGCGTGCTGGCGCGCCAGCTCGAGCGGGTTCACCCGGCGGAACAGGTCGTCGTTGTCGGCGGCGGTCACGCGGCCTCCAGAAGAAGAGAGGGTTGGCGCAGGCGGTCGGCCTGCAGCGGCTCGTTGGCCGCGTTCAGCTCGATGCCGATGAAGTTCCGGCCCAGCGACTGCGCGACCTGGCCCGTGGTGCCCGAGCCGAAAAAGATGTCGAGCACGGTCCCGCCTGCGGGGCAGCCCGCCAAGATGCAGGGCTCGATCAACGCCCGCGGAAAGGTGGCGAAGTGCGCCCCCTTGTAAGGCTCGCTCGCGATCGTCCAGACGCTGCGGCGGTTGCGCGTGCTGCGCATGCCCGCCAGCGCCTCCTCCATGCTCTCGTTGTTCTTCGTGCCGCTTCCGGCCTCGGCCAGCTTGCGCTCGCGCCAGCCAGCCCCGCGGCCCATCCTGGTGCTCTTTCCATCGCCGTAGGCACTGTCGTTCGCGCCCTCCTCCTCCTTCCGGCCGGCCTTCGTGACGCGGCGGCCGACGCCAGGATCAGGCTGCACAGTGCCCTTCTCCCGGCCATCCTTGTGGATGCTGCCGTGCGCACCCGGGTGGGTGGCCCAGCCGTCGGGCGTCTTGTAGCGCGGCTTCGGCTGCGCGTCATAGCCATGTCCGAATCCTGGGCGCTTCAGGTTGGAGTGCTCGATCGAGCGGCGTGCGTGCGCACCGCCGCTGACCGGTTCCTGCATCGCCTCGAAGTCGTAGAAGTACCTCTCCGACTTGGCCAGCAGGAAGATGTACTCGTGAGCCTTCGTGCAGCGGTCACGGATGCTCTCGGGCATGGGGTTCGGCTTGTGCCAGATGATGTCCTGGCGAAGCCACCATCCCGCGTCCTGGAGCGCGAACGCGAGGCGCCACGGCTGGCCGATCAGGTCCTTGGGCTTCAGGCCCGAGCGCATGATGGTGCGATCGCCGCGCTGGATGGCTTGCTGGCGCTTCGAGCCGACGCCATTCAGCGTCTTCGACCCCAAGGGGTCGTAGCCGCCGGCATTGCTGGCGTAGCTGTCGCCCATGTTCACCCACATGGTCCCGTCGTCGCGCAGCACCTGGCGGCACAGGTCGAACACCTCGACCATTCCCACCAGGAACTCGGCGAAGGTCGGCTCGCTGCCGATCTCGTGCACCTTCGCGGGATGGCCGTCGGGCAGGTAGCTGCGCAGGCCCCAGTACGGCGGCGAGGTCACGATGGTGTGCACCTGGACGCCGTCCTCGATCATGCGGCGCAGGATCATGCGCACGTCGCCGAAGTGGCAGCGGTTGAGCCAGTCCATCAGGCGAGCCCTCCCGCCGTGAGTTCGGGGCCCTCAATCGGGCCTGTCAGAACGCGCAGCGCGTCGATACGCTCCTGGTCATGGAGCATTTTTTCGGCAGCCATTGCGCGGTAGGTCTTCCCGTGAGCCGCGAGGTAGATGAAGTCGCGCACCAGCCCGGCCTGGGTGGTGCCGCTCATCTCGCAGTGGCGCTGGAACAGCTTCAGCGTGTGCTCGTCGACCTTGGTTTTGACCTCTTCGGTCAGCTTGCCGAGCGCACCGATGATGGGGCGCGCGAAGGCCGCTTCGTCGTCGTCGTTGATGATGGACATGTGGAACTCGTGGTGCGGGTGAGCGGGCTATGCGGCGGCCAGGTCGGCGGCGCGCAGCGAGAACACGTCGGCGAAGACACGGTGGCGCCAGTCGCCCCGCACGTAGGGGTTCGCCTGCTCCTGCTGCTCGCCGCGGTCGGCGGCCTGCTCGGCGAGTTCGGCCACCTCGGCGTGGCTCAGGTCTTCCAGCGCGCGGATGTGCATCACGCCTCCGCGGTGGGCTGCCGGGTTTCGGGCGACGGCAGGATCTGCCGCACCTCGCGCGGCGTGGGGATGCGATCACCCTCACGCAGCGCGTGCATCAGCACGCCCGCGACGGCCGCGTCGGCGTAGCCGGCCAGCGCCCGACAATAGGCAGCGGCCGACTCTTCGGAGACGGGCTGCCGGAAGATCTCGCTCAACGCGCGCAGCAGCGCCAAGGACTTATTCATGTCGAACCTCTTCAAGAAGCACTCGATCGAGGCGATCGAGCAATGCGTGGCCGAGGCGCTGTCCAAACTGGTTGGCGCCGACATCGGCGTGGAAATCGGTGGGCTGGAGATCGGGAACGGGCTGGTCGGCCAGACGGCAAAGTTCGACGTCGGCGCCGCGGTCAAGCCGGACGCGAACGCGCTCGAGGGCTGGGAGATCCCCGCCCTCGTGAAGAGCCAGCCCGGGCGCTGACGTCACGCGGCCTCCTTCGCGATGGAGGCAACGTCGAGCACCGGCCGCCCCTTGGGGTGCGGCCAGGATTTGTCGGGCACGCGCAGCCACGGCGCATCCGGGCGCATCTGCTCGCACACGAAGCGCCCCTTCGTAGCGCGCTCGATCGTCGGGCAGTGGTGCTCGGGAATCGCCTTCCAGCCGTGCACCGTCGGCACGGAGAGGTGAACCATGCGAGCTACGGCTGTGGGACCGCCCAGGTCTTGTACGGTGATCATGCACGCAATTCTAAGGTGCACCTAAGATAAAGCACAAGGTACACCTAATAAAAAGATTATTAGGATTGCCTAATGAGCACCCTTCAGCAGCGATTCGCCAAGCTGGCGGCCGAGAGGCCCGACATTTCGCAAGCCGACCTCGCCCGCGCGACGGGCGCCAAGCCGCCTTCCGTGAACGCCTGGTTCAGCGGCGAGACGAAGGCGATGAAAGCAGTCACGGCCGCGAAGGCCGCGCAGCTCTATGGGTGCAACACCCTTTGGCTTTCCGACGGGCAGGGCCCAATGTGGCCCCCATCGCGAGTTGTGCCCGACGAGGGCGCCGGGCCGGTCGCGCAGGAACCTTCGGACGCGCCGATGCCGAGCGCTCCCGCTCCTCACGCCGAGGACGGCGAAATCATCATCTTCCAGTACGACGTCATTGGAGGAATGGACACCCGGGGGAAGCTGCTGCTCGAGGCAGAGCCGCCGGGAATCATCAAGAGCTGGAGAGTCGACCGCGAATGGCTGCAACTCAACGTCCGCTCGTACACCAGCCTCGCGAACCTTTGCATCGTGACCGGCTTCGGCCCTTCGATGAAAGGCATGTTCAACCCAGGTGACCCGCTGCTCATGGACGTTGGCGTCAACCGCGTCGACCACGAAGGGGTCTACTTCTTCCGCGTCGGGGACGAGGGCTACATCAAGATTTTGCAGCGGGTGCCCGAGTTCGATGGGCCCGGCTTCCGGCTGCGGGTGATCTCGAAGAACGAGGACTTCCCGCCCTACGACCTCTCTCCGAAAAACCCCCACCTGCGGATCATCGGAAAGATCCTAACGGTCTGGAAGAGCGAGCAGTACTGAGCCCGAAAGGGAACGAAAAATCTGATGCTGCGCGCGGCAGCTGGCCGCGACACCGCTGGTGGGCAACCACCGCCGCGCGCGCATCAGCCGTCGAGGGGCCCCTCGGCGGATGGCTTCAGGCAAGCCAGAGGCATGCTGCCGGCGATATGGGCGCCTCCGCGAGCCGGAAGTCCGATCCACAACCGATTCACATTCGGCTGCGGAGCGCTCTGTTAGCCGGTCACCAGGTGCAAACCATGATCGAACTGACATTGAAGGTGAAGCTGACCGCTCAGCAACTGGCCGCGCTCGTGCGTTGGCTGGTTGTCTTAGCGGCATACCTCGCCTAATTTCCGTGGCCGGGGCCTGACCGCCCCGGCCCGCTTTTCAGAGCGCCTCCAGTCTACGAGGCCCCTCCCGACTCACCACACCCTACAGGGGCACGCTTCCCCGGAGCAACCAAAACTTAGGTCCGCCTGAAAAAATATTAGGCACACCTATTGACCAGAATATTCGGCACACCTAAGATTTGCGCCGCGGCCACCGAATGGCCCGCGAGGAGCGCAAATGCACAACAACCCCGGGCGGGCAGCCCACCCCAAGCCGGCGGTGCCGGCCCCCATCGAGTTCAGCGAAGAGCAGCTGCAGGCGTTTGACCGCGGCTACACCGCCGCCAAGAACGCCGGCGCCCTGCCGCAGTTCCAGGCAGACGCCGCGCTGCGCATGGACCTCGCCCACCAGCGAGGTGCGGCATGAAGGCGAAGCTGCAGGCCCAGCTGCTGGACATCCAGCGCCAGATCGCCGCGCTGCGGCGCCAGTACGCCGAGGCGCGCGCCGCGCGCGCCATGGCTTCGTTCGGGTGGTGCGCAGCATGAGCCGCCGCATCGACCCCGCCGTGCTTGCCGTCATCGAGCGCGCCGACACCAGCGGCAACGCGCTGCGCATCACCGGGCAGCTCGACCGCAAGACCTACGCCGCGGTGAATGGCGTCCTCGAGGCCGCCGGCGGCCGCTGGGATCGCAAGGCGAAAGCCCACCTCTTCGGATGCGAAGCCGACGACGCGCTCGAGCAGATCCTGCTGACCGGCGAGGTGCTCACGAAGAAGACCCAGCAGCAGGAGTTCGGGTTCTTCGAGACGCCGGTCGAAACCGGCCGCCTGGCGGTCGAAGCGGCCGACGTCCGGCCCGGGATGCTGGTGCGCGAGCCGTCGGCCGGCCATGGTGCCCTCGCGCGGCTTCTGCGCGCCGCCGGCGCCACCGTGCACTGCACCGAGATCCTCCCGGAGAACGTCCGCGAGCTGATCGCGCAAGGCTTCGAGGTGGAGGAAGCGGACTTTCTGGCCGTGGCCCCGACGCCCATCTACGACCGCGTGGTGATGAACCCTCCGTTCGCGAAGCAGGCGGACATCAAGCACGTCACGCACGCGCTGAAGTTCTTGAAGCCCGGCGGCCGGCTGGCTTCGATCATGTCCAGCGGGCCGACCTTCCGCACCGATCGCCGCACGGTCGAGTTCAATGCCCTGATCCGTTCGCTGGGCGGCACCGTCGAGCCGCTGCCCGAAGCCTCGTTCAAGGCCTCCGGCACGCTGGTCAACACGATCCTGGTCACCGCCGAGGTCGCATCGTGAGCACCGCGCAGAGCACCGCGCGCCAGTGGGTTCGCTTCAACCCTCTGACCAACAGCTACGACACGCCCGACGGCACGCGCATCGCGGCGGAACTGGTCGATTCGGTCAAGGGCTTGGCGGACATCCTCTACATCGCGGGAATCCGCGCCAACCAGCGCGCCGTCATTCGCGCGGCCAACGCCGGCAGGAGCGTGCGCCATGGGTGAGATCGCCGAAGCCATGCTCGACGGCGACCTGTGCGAAGGCTGCGGCGTCTACCTCGGCCGCGGCCAAGGCTTCCCCCGCCGCTGCCGCGACTGCCAGCGCACCGAGAACCAGCCCGCACCGGACGAGCGCGTGCCCTGCCCCACCTGCGGCAAGCGCGTGAAGTTCATCGGCCTGGCCGACCACCAGCACGCTGCCCACGGCGCGAGGCGAGGCAGCGCATGAACGCCCAGGCACTGCGCGCGCCGCGCGCCTTCGCAGGCTATGTCGACGGCTCGCGCGACCGCGAGACGCCAACCCCTCGCACCCTCCTCGAGGCCTTCGGCCCCGCCGGAGAGTCCGGCGTCCTGGTCCCGATGGATGCCGACCAACCCACCCACCCGTCCGAGGTGCTGGTGACGCGCGCGAGCGCCGCCGCCGGCGTCTTCGTCATCGCCCTCCTCCTGATCGAAAGGTTCATGCCATGAGCGTCCGCCTCGTGCACCCGCCGCGCGCCAGCGCCGGCGACAGCGTCCCACCCGACCACTATCCGGCCGCCGCCAACGACGACCACGCCGACATGCCCGGCTTGTGGTTCCCCTCGACCCGCGCGCACGACCTGTTCATCTGCGCCGGGATCGTTCTGCTGATCGCCTTCGGCGCCGTGCTGCTGTTCTCCGGCAGCGAACCACTCAACCAGTGGGGCGCCCTCCTGGGCTTCGGCAAATGAGCAACGGCGAAGCCATGGTCACGCGCGACGTCTTCGCGCGCCACACCGACAAGGACGGAATCGCCTACGTCGAGCAGCACCGCGTCTGGGACGCCGACCTGTTCTTCGCCGCCCACCGCGCCTACGCCGCCAAGGAAGGCGGCAAGGCCGGCATCGAGCAGATCACCGAACAGCAGTACCGCGAGGAACGCAGCAAATGAACGCCACCACCACACCCGAAACGACCGCCCTGGCGCTGAGCAGCGCCTCGGCCGGCGCGCTCCTCATGAGCGACGCCAGCATGGACCGGCTCGAGCGCATCGCAGACCTCATGGCCAGCGGCAAGACGACCGTGCCGGCCCACCTGCGCGGCAACAAAGGCGATTGCTTCGCCATCTGCCTCCAGTCGATGCAGTGGGGCATGAACCCGTTCTCGGTCGCGCAGAAGACGCACCTGGTGAACGGCACGCTGGGCTACGAGGCGCAGCTGGTCGCGGCCGTCATCAACAACAGCGGCCTAGTCAAGGACCGCTTCCACTTCGAATGGTTTGGCCCCTGGGAGCAGGTCGTCGGCAAGTTCATCATCAAGAAGAACGCCGAGGGCAAGGAGTACCGGAATCCGGGTTGGTCGATGGCCGACGAGGAAGGCTGCGGCATAACGGTCTGGGCCACGCTCCGCGGCGAAGCCGAGCCGCGCATGCTCAAGCTGCTGCTGGCGCAGGCGCGCGTGCGCAACTCGACGCTGTGGGCGGACGATCCGAAGCAACAGCTGGCATACCTGGCGCAGAAGCGCTGGTCGCGCCTGTACGCGCCGGACGTCATCCTCGGCGTCTACACCGCCGACGAACTGGCCGAGTCGAACGAGAAGTTCATGGGCATGGTCGACGAGGTCGGCACGCCGCCGCCGCCGCCACCGCCCGCACCAGCCTCCTACGAGCAAGCGAAGTTCGAGCACAACTTCGCGAGCTGGGCCAAGGTCATCGCGGCCGGCGCCAAGACGCCCGACGACTACATCGCCTTCAACGCCACGCGCGGCACGCCCCTGTCGGAGGAGCAGATCCAGCGCCTGCGCGCCGTGCGCGTCAACAAGGCCGAGGAAGCGACCGACGTGCAGGAGAAGAGCCCGCCGCCGGCGCCACCCGCGCCCGCACCTGCCGCGGCGCCCAGCGCCGGCGCGAAGCCCGCACCCACCTTTGCGATGGTGGCGGACCGCATCGCGAAGGCCCAGCGCCAGAGCGACCTCGAGGGCATGGACGAGCTGATCGGCGCGATCGCCGACGCCGGCCAGCGCGGCGAACTCGCGGCCAAGTTGAACAAGCGCAGCGACGAGCTGCCGCCGTTCTGAGGAGCACGACACCATGAAGATCGTGAACCTCATCCAGGGCAGCCCGGAATGGCATGCCCATCGCGCGAAGTACTTCAACGCGAGCGACGCGCCCGCCATGCTGGGGCTGTCGCCGTACAAGACGCGCAGCGAGCTGATCCGCGAGCGCGCCACGGGCCTCGTTGCTGAAGTGGATGCCGCCACGCAGCGCCGCTTCGACATGGGCCACCGGTCGGAAGCGCTGGCGCGGCCGCTCGCCGAGAAGATCATCGGCGAGGAGCTGTCGCCCTTGGTCGGCGTGGCCGACGACGGCCCCTACTCGTCGAGCTTCGACGGGCTGAACTTCATGCAGACCCTGTCGATGGAGCACAAGCAGCTGAACGATCGGCTGCGCGCCGCCATGGTCGAAGGCTGCACCGGCGCCGACCTGCCCGAGGACTACCAGGTGCAGATGGAGCACCAGTGCCTCACCGAGCCGGCCCTCGAGCGCGTGCTGTTCATCGCCTCGAAGTGGGCCGACGATGGGACGCTGATCGAGGAGCGCCACTGCTGGTACACGCCGAACCTCGAGCTGCGCGCGCGCATCGTCGCGGGCTGGGCGCATTTCGACGCCGACGTCGCCGCCTATCAGCCCGAGGCTGCCGCGACCCCGACGCCCGTCGGCCGCGCGCCTGGCGCCCTGCCCGCGCTGCGAATCGAAGTCGCGGGCGCTGTCACCTCGAGCAACCTGCCCGCCTTCAAGGAACACGCGCTGGCCGTCATCCGGAGCGTGAACCGCGACCTGAAGACCGACGAGGACTTCGCCAATGCCGACGAGGCGGTGAAGTGGGCCGCGGAAGTGAAGACGAAGCTGGAGGCCGCCAAGCAGCACGCGCTCAGCCAGACCGAGAGCATCGACGCGCTGTTCCGCACGATCGACGAGATCGTCGGCGAGGCCGACACCGTCCGCCTCGACCTCGAGCGCCTGATCGCGGCACGCAAGACCGCGCGCCGCGAGGAGATCTGCACCGAAGGCCGCACTGCATTCACCGAGCACCTGCAGAAGCTGGACGAGGCGCTGGGCGAGCCCATCATGGCAGCGCGCAGCGGCCCGGTGCCGACGCCCGACTACGCGGCCGCCATCAAGGGGAAACGCAGCTTCGCGCTGATGCGTGACGCCGTGCAGGCGCTGAACGTGCGCGCCATGGCGGACGCCACCGTCCATGCCGATCGCATCAAGGCGAACATCACCGCGCTGGCGGCCAGCACCACGGCACGGCCCGAGCTGGCGGGGCTGTTCCCCGATCGCCTGCTGCTGGTCCTCAAGCAGCCGGACGACCTCGCGGCGGTCATCACGTCCCGCGTCCTCGAGCATGACCGTGCCGAGGCAGAACGGCAGGCGCGTGCAGCGGCCGCCGCCGCGCCGGCGCCCGAGCCCGTGGCCACCACCGAGCCGGCCGTCGCGCTCGCGCTGACGCCCGCGCCGCAGCTCACCCAGGTGCATCGCACCGCCGCCGCGAACGAGCCCGCGCCAACCAGCGCGCCCACGCTGCGCATCGGCGCGATTGCAGAACGGCTGGGCTGGAAGCTCACCGCCGAAGAGCTGCGCGGCCTCGGCATCGAGCCCGTCACCCGCGAGCGCGGCGCCACGCTGTACCACGAACACCAGTTCCCCGCGATCTGCGCCGCCGTGGCGCGTCGCGCCAACGAAGCCGCCGCTGCGCACGCGCAGCGCCTCGCGGCCTGACCCGCCACCACGACCCGGAGCAACCATGCCCATGACGAAAGAATCCCTCGCCGCCCTGTTGAACGGCCGCGAGTACCGCAACGAGATCACAGCCACCGAAGAAGCCGACGCGAAGGCCGCCGGCCTGCTGGTCATCTTCGGCGCCAGCGACGACCTGACGGAGCTGCGCGGCGCGCTGCACGACGAGGCGGGTGCCTATGGCGGCGCCACGCACCGCGTCGACGCCAAGGGCTTCGTGCCCGACTGGGACAGCGTCGACCACGACGACGAAGACGAATGCGCCGACTACTTCGCGCGCAAAGGGGGCGGCTTCGAGATTGAAGCGAAGTGGGCCGAAGGCGACTACTCCTGGGTGATCGAAGCCTCCGTCCCCTACGCCCCGTTCGACATCGTCGAGGACGACGAGAACTACTGCCGCGGCATCGTCATTGACCTGACCGACCTCGCCCCCTGATCCCCTTCCCCTCACAACCAGGAGCACCTATGCCCAAGCCCTTCGGCGCCCCCGCGCCCTTCAACGACGAGGCCGAGCGCCTCGACATCCCGCTGACGCCCGTGCAGTCCAACCAGGTCGCGGCCGTCGGCTACGACGCCGCCAGCAAGACGCTCGCCGTCACCTTCGCGCGCGGCCCGGGCCATGTCTACCAGTACCCCAACGTCGAGCCGAAGACGCACAGCGACTTCATGGAGGCCGACTCGAAGGGGACGTTCTTCGGCAAGCACATCAAGGCGCTGCCGTTCAAGAAGTTCGCGACCGCGCCGGCCGGCGCGCGCTGATCAGTTTCGGGCGACTCGTCGATCGGACCTCCTCCCTCCTCCTCCCTCCTCCTCCCTCCTCCATTTCCGATCGGCCCGCGCGAGCGGCGCCCATTTTTCTTTCCTCAACCACTCCAGCAAAGGAGCTTTCATGACGCAACAGAACCAGCCGGTGAACCCCGGCTCGAGTGCCGCCGCCACCGACGTCGGCGAGTTCGTGTCCGACCTCGATGGCGGCATCTTCGATCGCAAGCTGTCGATCGCACTGAGCCAGGTGGCCGCCGCCGTGGTCGACCAGGACAAGGCGGGCGAGGTGTCCATCGCCTTCTCGTTCAAGAAGATCCCCGGCACCAGCCAGGTGCACTGCGAACACCGGCTGAAGTTCACCAAGCCCACCCTCGACGGCAAGGCCGGCGAAGAAGAAAAGCGCACCACCGCGCTGCACGTCGGCAAGTTCGGCCGGCTCACCCTCGCGCCGGAGACGCAGATGTCCTTCATGGACCGCGCCGGCAACCTCTCCACCTGATCCCCTGATCACTACCCAAGGACCAATCCATGTTCGACAAAGACGCCATCGAATCGATCAAGCTCGCCACCGGCATCAAGGAGGCCGGCCAGGCCATCAGCATCGCCATGGCCACCACCGGCGAGAACGAACTGCGGCAGGACACCGTCTCGCTGCCCGACACGTTCAAGCTCCACGACCTGGAGGAGCAGAAGCCCACGCGCCGCCGCGCCCGCGGCATCATGTCCACGCAGTTCATCGCCGCGTTCGCCGCCTACGCGCTCGCGCACGCCGAAGCCGGGGCCTCGGTGTTCATCAACCCGAGCAACCTCAACGCCACGGCCGTGCTCAACCTCGGCACGCCCGCGGCGCCGGGCCACGCCGACAACACCGCGGTGTTCATGCCGAAGGCCACCGCGCCTTACATCGCACTCACCGCGATCGCTTCGCGGGCCCAGAGCCAGGTCGATATCGCCGAGTTCCTCGAGGACTGGACGGCGAACATCCAATGCTTCGCGGGCAACGAGGAAGTGCGCGTGCCCACCGCTGTCGCCGCGGTGCGCAAGATCACGATCGAGTCCATGCGCAAGCAGGAGACGAACGAGCAGCAGCTCAGCGCCAGCAAGTCGGCCTTCGAGTCCATCCAGGCCACCAGCCAGGACCCGCTGCCCACGCTCATCTACTTCAGCTGCGCACCCTACGCCGACCTGAGCGAGCGCCTCTTCGTGCTGCGCCTGAGCGTGCTCACGGGCGAGGCCAAGCCGAAGCTGCTGCTGCGCATCCAGAAGGTCGAGGAGCACATCGAGCAGATGGCCGACGAGATGGTCGCGAAGCTGCACGCAGCCTTCGGCGGCGAGACCAAGCTGCCCGTGCTGGTGGGCACCTACGCCAAGAAGTCCTAACCCCTGAAGCCCGCCCGCGCCGTCGGGCGCGGGCATCCCCGACGAGCGAGACGACATGAGCGAGAACACCAAGATCGAATGGGCCACGCACACCTTCAACCCCTGGGAGGGCTGCCAGAAGGTCGGCCCCGGCTGTGACCACTGCTATGCGGAGACGCGCAACGCGCGCTTCGCCGGCGGCCAGCCGATCAACTGGGGCCCGGGCGCGCCGCGGCGCCGCACCAGCGCCAGCACCTGGATCCTGCCGCTGCGCTGGAACGCGCAGCACAACTCCTTCTTCATCCAGCACGGGCACCGCCAGCGCGTGTTCTGCGCCAGCCTGGCCGACTGGCTCGACAACGCCGTCGACGTCGAATGGCTGATCGACCTGTTGGGCATGATCTGCATCACGCCGGATCTCGACTGGCTGCTGCTGTCGAAGCGCATCGGCAACTGGCGCGGCCGGCTCGAGGCGGCAGCGGAATGGCTCCGGGAGCGGCTCACCACCGCGGCCGAAGCCACCGTCGCGCTGCTTCGCTGGATCGAGCGCTGGCTCGGCGGCAACCCGCCGGCGAACATCTGGCTGGGCGCCACGATCGTGAACCAGGCTGAGGCCGATCGCGACGTCCCAAAGCTGCAGGACACGCCGGCGGCGGTGCGCTTCCTGAGCATGGAACCGCTGCTCGAGCCAGTGGTGCTCGGCAACGATGGCCACGGCATCTACGGTGGCATCTCGCGTAGAAGCGAGGACGGTGAATGGGTCTACTGCGACCACCCGTTGCAAGGCAGGCGCTCCACGAAGTGCGGCGAGTACGCGGTGCCGCGCATCGACTGGGTGATCGTCGGCGGCGAGAGCGGCCCAGGCGCGCGGCCGATGCATCCGATGTGGGTGCGCAGCCTGCGCGACCAGTGCCAGCACGCCGGCGTGTCGTTCCTGTTCAAGCAATGGGGCGAGTGGATCGCTGAAGGTGTCGAAATGCCCCAGCCGCTGGTCAAGCTCCCGTCGCTGTCGCAGCGCCGCTGGGTTGCGGACGACGCGGACGATGATCGTTACACCCCCACGGCAGCGGCGGTCTACCCCGTCGGCAAAAAGGCCGCCGGCCGCCTGCTGGATGGCCGCACCTGGGACGAGGTACCGGCGTGACCCCCGAGAGCATCCCCGACCGGGCCGCAACGCTGGTGAACCAGCGCAACGAGGCAGAGTCCGCGATCGATGCGGTGAAACACCTCGACGGCGACTGGACAGCCTACGCGCTGCTCGTGCGGGACATCGTCAACGGTGCGCACGAGCACCTGAACCTGGCCAACGGAATGCTCGACCGCGTGCGCGCCCTGGCTCGCAACGAGGCCGCTCGTTTGAAGGGCAAGAAGTGAAGGCCATCCCCATCCTCTTCAGCGCGCCCATGGTGCGCGCGGTGCTGCGCGACGAGGACCCGAAGCTGCAGACGCGGCGCCTGCTCAAGATGCCGCACGGGCTATGGGAGACCTCGGCCACCGGCGAGCTGGTGCCGATCCCCGCGAATTGCCCGTACGGCAAGCCCGGCGGCCGCCTCTGGGGCCGCGAGACCTTCTTCGCATGGGGCCGCTGGGAGAAGCGGCACAGCGAGAAGAAGGGCCGACTCGAGTGGCACTTCATCGACATGACGCTCAAGAGCGGCAATTCCTACCTGTACGCCGCCGATGGTGTCTCGAACACGCAGGCCTTCGCCAAGCGCCGCGGCGACCCCGCCCCGATGTACTGGAAGCGGCCGGCGATCTTCATGCCGCGCGCGGCCAGTCGCATCCAGCTCGAGGTCACGGACGTGCGCATCGAGCGCCTGCTGTCGATCAGCGAGAGCGACGCGATCGCCGAGGGCATCGTGCGGTACCGCGGGCCGCTGCGCTGGCTTCGCTACCTCGACGCCGTGACCGGCGAGCCCGAGCACAACACCGCGCGCGATGCCTTTCTCGCGCTGTGGGACGACATCAACGGCCCGGAATGCCGGGCTGCCAACCCCTGGGTGTGGGCGGTCTCTTTCCGCCGCATTGCCAGCTGACGAAAGATCACCATGGAAAGCATCACTGCAGCCGCGCCGGCCATCGAGTGTCACGGGCTCGACACCCCGGAGCGCGTTTGCTTCTACGAACAGGACTTCTATGTCCTGTCGAATTTCAGCAGCTTCAAGCTGGTCTGGAGCACCGAGAAGTACCTGTGCACACTCTTCGCGACGGCCGAGCACGCCTACCACTGGGAAAAATTCAATCACCTCGGCGGCCGCCGCGTGCAGCAGCTCATTGTGGACACGTCTTCCGCGCACGAAGCCTTCGTCGTTGCCCAAGAGCACAAGGCGATGCGGCGGGCGGACTGGGACGAGGTGAAGGTCGGCGTGATGCGCGAGATCCTGCGCGAGAAAGCGAAGCAACACGAGTACGTGCGCCGAAAGCTGCTCGCCACCGGTAATCGCGAGCTGGTCGAGAACAGCTGGCGCGATGACTTCTGGGGCTGGGGTCCGAACCGCGACGGCAAGAACATGCTGGGCCAGCTGTGGATGGAAATCCGCGCCGAACTGCGCGCCAGGGAAGGAGGCCACCGATGACCGCAGCAGCGGCCCGCCAGCAGCGCGTGGAACACGCGAACGCACTCGTGCAGGTTGTCGCGGCTCATGGCCGCCGCTTCTTCTACTGCGTTCAGCACGATCGTCTCGCGCGGATCGAGGTGGATCAGCACGGGCGCGTCTGGTGGATCGACGACTACACGGGCAAGCGCATCTTCACGCACGCCACCCCAATGGGAAATCGGTGGCGCGGCTTTTCGCATGGGGGCACCCTGCGCCACCTGGTCGAGATGATGCGGGACTACATCACGAAGGGCACACCGATCGCACGCGGATACATCGCGCCCTCGATGTCCTACGGTGACTTGTGGGGCTACGGCGAGGCCGCGACCGTTGCGGTTCGCGACGCCGCGTTCGCCCTCCCGATCATGGCCCCACCGAAGGGGGGAGCCTGATGCCGGTCTACGTCGACGACATGCGCGCGCGGCTCGGCCGGATGACCATGTGCCACATGGTCGCCGACACCGAGGCCGAACTCCACGAGATGGCCAGCAAGATCGGCGTGGCGCGGAAGTGGTACCAAGGCCCGCCGAAGACTCGCACGCCCCACTACGACATCGCGTTGAGCAAGCGCGCCATGGCCGTCGAGTTGGGCGCGAGGGAGATCACGACGCGCGAGGCGGCCGTCCTCACCCGCGCAGCGCGGCGCGCCAACACCGAAGCGCTCAGGGCTGCGAGCCGCCGAGCAAAGGAGGCCGGTGCTCGATGAACTACGAACTCCGCAGCAAGCTCGAGGAGTACCAGCGCGGCCGCATCACCTGGTCCGAGCTGGGCGAGTGGCTGGACGCGCGGATCATGTTCACGCCGCGCTGCCCGCCCGACGTGACGGTCTTCAACCCGCACGACCCGGCTATCCAGCTCTTGCCCGAGGGCACGCGCATCGCCATCTACCGGCACGTGCCCGAAGCCGTCGAGCGTGGCGAAGACCCCGAACTGCGCCTGCCGCCGCGCGTGCCGAACGGCGAGCTGCCCACAACCGTTGCGCAGCGCTTCCTGAATCGCAACCATGAGCGGCCGCCCGTGGCTTGGATGCACTGGAACGACCCCGAGCGCTGCATCAGCGTCGCAGTCAAGAGCATGGGCCAGCGCGCCGGCGGAATGTCGGCCGTCTGGGTCGGCGCGTACACCCTTCCCATGGTGAGGAGCGAATGACGTCAGTCCTCCTCGAGATCGAACTCGCCCTGGGCCTGGCGGATCACGCGCGCCACGCTCGAGCTGTGCTGGTCCCGGCTTCGCATGATGGGCACGGTCCACGTAGGCCCGCCGGGGCCGCCGTCGAACCAGCGCACGCCGCCCAGGTGCACGTCCGTCGGCTCGCCGTTCCAGTCCGGCTGGGCCTCGATCCGCTCGACCAGGATCTGCTGCAGCTGGCGGGCGGTGCGGGTCTGCTTTTTCATGGGGCCGCAGTATGAATCAGGCCGCAAACGACCCGCTCGAGCCGCTCGAGCTGTCGCCCGAGGAGCTGCAGCGCATCACCAGCCGGCGCCAGCACGCCGCACAGGCGCGCGTGCTCGCGCACCTCGGCATCCCCTACCACCGGCACCCGATCGACGGCCACGTCATCGTCGGCCGCGCCGCCGCGCGCGTCGCGCTGGCCAAAGCCACCGACGCCCCCGGCGAAGGCCGGGAGGAAGCCTCCAACGGAATCAACTGGCAGAAGAAGGCATGAGAACGCGCGATCGCGAAAGCAACAAGGGGCTGCTGCCCCGCATGGAAGCCCGCCCGCTGAAGGATGGCGGCTTCTCCTACCGCTACCACCCAATGGGCGGGAAGCCCGTGGCGCTCGGCCGCGACCTGGCCGCGGCCATCCGCCAGGTGCTCGACCTGACCGGCAAGGCCAGCGACCACGGCACCTTCGGCGAACTGTGGCGCCTCTACCTCGGGACACCGGAATGGAAGCGGCTCGGCGACGGCACGAAGGCCCAGTACACCGACAACTGGAAGGAACTCGCAAAGCGCTTCGAGAGCGGGAATGTAAAGTTGTTGCGCCCGCGCGACGTGGCGCGCTACCTGCGCGTCGAGCGCTCCGAGGCCCCGATCGTGGCCAACCGCGAGGTGGCCGTTCTCTCGAACCTGTGCAACCTGGCCGTCGAGCTGGGCTACATCGACCGGAACCCCTGCAGAGAGGTGCGCCGCAACCGCGAGCAGCCGCGCGGCCGACTGGTGACGGCCGAGGAGCTGGATGCGTTCGTAGCCTTCGCGCTGAAGGACGGCCCCAGCTCGGTGGTGCTGGTCTCGATGGCCCAGTTCGCCGCGCTGGCCGGCAACCGGCGGGCCGAATTCCTGAAATTGCATTGGCCCCAGGTCGACGCGGAAGTGGTGCGCCTGACGCGCGCGAAACAGCGCGGCAGCCGCGCGATGCGAGAAATTGTCGACGTCAGCGCGGCATTGCAAGAGGTGCTCGACCGCATGAAAGCAATTCCCGGATATTCGCCCATGGGTGCAGTTTTCCGCGCCCCGCGCACCAATGACGCCTATTCGGAAGCGGGGTTCAAAGGCATGTGGCAGCGCCTTATGAATAAAGCGCTCGCGCAAAAAATCATTGCGGAGCGCTTCACGTTTCACGACCTTCGCGGCCATTACACGACGTATTACAAAGCCAAATTTAAGGAATTGCCGGAATTGCACGCGGATAAAAAGACGACCGCGAGAATTTATGACAGAAGCCGGGAGGTGCGCCGCGACTCGCTGTGA